TTCAGGATGTAGTTCTCTACGTAATTTATTAAGCTCGTCTGTTAACATATTTTCTACAGTCCGGTTATCAGGTACAAGATTATCTTTTAACATATGTTCTAAAACATTTATTTTAGACCTCAATGAATCTGTTGATATTGTAGACATTTCATCCTCATCCATATCTCCATCAAAATCCATTTTGTATGTAATCATTCCGCCTTCATTAAATTCAGCATCCCAGTTTACAAATTCAACATTGACTTCAACATTATATGCAGTATATGACATTGCTTTTGTAAATTCTAGCATTAATGTCTTAACTTCTGGCCTAATAGATTTCCATGTTCTCATATCAAAACTCATTTTACTATTATCTACTTCAATAGTATTATCTGATTTATATTCAGTGGGTGTACTATATTTATCTTCTATGAGTTTAACTAAATATAATTGAAACAGGTCTGATAATCCTCTTGGATCATAGTCATCATGTTTAATGTTTGTTATTATATACGATTTCATTTTCTTTTCCTCCTTAAACTTTAAAAATATCACTATGTATAGTATCTATAAGTCCAACGTCGTTAAAATTTTGTATTAAAATTCTGTCAACGCTAGACTCATTCAAAGTAACCAGGTCAGTATAGAACTTTTTATCTATGTAATCATAACCTATATTTGTATATACTCCAGCATTAGTTATTGTATTCCACTTTATAATTTCTATACAGAATACATATCCATCCTCTTCATACTCAGCTATAGACTTTTTTACAAGTTTAATAATCTTTTTAAATACACTGTCCAAACCTAGTAACTCACCCCTAATCTCAGTCTCTGTAGTAAATTTAAAACATTTACTATTAGCCACTAGGTGTTTATTCTGTATTCTATGACCATGTTTTAGTTCTATCTTAGATTTCACTAACTCCATTATTAGTGGAGTTGAGTTTTGTATATGCCTATTAAAGTTATTATAAGCATCTATTACTACGAAATTTAAAATCATGAGCAATCCCCCTTCTTATTTAAAATCTCTAAATTGTGTAAAAAATCCTTCTAGCCAATCATATGCATACAGATATATGAAGAAAATCACTACATATGCAAATAATCTAAATATGCATTTTTTGTAATAGTTATCTTCTAAAGATAAACCTTTTTCTTCAAATGCTCTTGGTATAAATACAAATAGAGCGAATGCATATGCTATTCCACACACTACTGCCAATACTTTTATCCACATATTCCCTCCTAGAATGTAGACTCTCTGTGAGCCAAGCACTTTCTTTTCATATCTATATCAGTACTTCCCATCAATACTAATTTAGATATTAAATCCACTACTTCGGTACTTTCTACTAAAATGCTGTTAATAAGCTTATATTGCATTCTATTAGAATACATTCCTAACGCTAGTGAATTTAGAGCAGATAGTCTAAGCTCATCAATCTCATTATAATATTCTACTACATTATACTTTGTAGTAGACATTTGCTCTTCTACTCTAATTAAATCCATAATATCATCTTTGATATCTCTTATTCTATTGACATGGTCTACTAATTCTATGTCTCTGTCAACAGCCTCATTTTTTTGATGAACTCTTATAACGCTAAATAAACTTCCAATCCAATTTGTAAATCTTTTTAATAAACTCATTTTAATACCTCCATTTTAATAAATTAAAAATCAAAATAAACCAAAAATTACAGACTCTTCAACCCTCCTTTTTTAAATGTTAACTAGCCACTTAGACAGTTCCATGCCTTTAACATATGTCTTTGGGTTAATGGAATTATGTTTATCTAAGTGACTAGCTAATATATATAATTATCGACTATATAAAAAAATTAATATAATCTCAATATTTTACTATCAGAACTGTTATCTAAAATAGATAATATATAATCTAATAGTGGGTTAGGGAAGAATGATGCTCCGTTTTGTAATATAATTTCCCTTGCACCAGATGTTCTAGCAAAATATACTTTATTATTATAAAGTAAATCTAGCTTACGTTCTACGTTACGTCCTATTGTATTAAATAGTGGATAATAGAACTCTTCTGATTTACTAGAACGGTCTCCTGCTTTATTTTCTGTTAATGTAGTGTCTACTTTTAAATATAGCCCACTTTTCTTAGATTTCTTTACATATGTAGTAAAGTCTGGGTCTACCCCTGGCTTATAGAAACCTATTATTACATTAGGAACTACATCGTCTCTATTAGCCATTTCTAAGAACTCATTATTAGAAATTGTATCCATATCATTAATAGTGATAGTTGTAGGATAACTTAAATCATATCCATCTTGCCACGTTCCAATATAACCAGTGCTATCTTTAGGAAGTTCTATACTAATTACAGTTTTGTAATTATCTAAGAAATTCTTTGCTGGTTGTATTATAGTGACTAATGATGGTTGTACGTAATCTATACATCTGTATATATAATGAAGTGAGACAGCTTCTACTAAAATGTGCATTATATTTCCTATTCTAGTTTTAGCTAACACTGTTAATCTAGAACTTGTAGGGTCTTGTTGATTAAATATATCTGGTTGAAGTGCTATAGTTTTAGTAGCATATGGGTCATTATGAACTCTATCATCATTATTAATATCATCCATCCATTCTTCAACGATATCTACTCCATCGTCTGGCGTATTATCATATCTTGTACTTCTATTACTTGGACCAGATTTATATTCATTAACTATTTCCTTAGCTGTATTCAGTGCTGGGCCTGGCTCTTTATTATTTACAGTCTTCATATATGTATTATATATACGTCTTCCTATAGTTTCAGCACGTTCTTCAGTATTAAAATCAAATAGATGTTCATACAGATATCTTCTAGATTCTACTTCATTTGGGTAATGCTCTTTCATAAATACATCTTGCGACATAATGATTGGATGGCTATATGCAAGTTTATCAGATACTGTACCTATCCAGCTAGACATTATATTTGCATAACGAGTTCTAGCTAAATCATTATTAATGAACCCATTTTTTGCATCACTAGCAGAATACAGATATTTGAAGAAATTTACGAAATCGTCTTCAGTAAATCCTTTAAATGAACCGCTGTATAATGCATACATTAATACTACAGACATGAATCTTCTAGCATCAACTAAATCAGTTCTACCATATAACCAGAATGGATATAAAGTATTATTATCCACAAAGCTATTACCAGTATACATACGCTTACTGAATAGTTCATGATACATCGTAGTAAATATACTATTTGACAACTCTGCACGTCTAACCCATCTTACATTATTTGATGCTGGGTCTTCCATTTCCATAACACCTTTCTTTGATGGGTCTTTTGAGCTACTGTATGGGTCTACCATTATAGGTGTTGCAAATGTAGTTTCTGTTATATACATCCCATATCTATGTTTATTTTGTAGTGTGATATTAAGTCTAGCGTATACATCAGAACACCCTTTATAGTAATGTTCGTACATATTATCGCTGCTAACATTTGTATAAGTTCCACTAAACTTAGCATTTGGTTTTGGGGTAGTTATTACACTATCTGGATTAGGTTCTCTAGTAAAATAGCTTATATCAGTTGCTGGTTTAGTGTCATAGAAATTGACCATAGGTAGTGTGCTATTACCACCGTAAGTCGCAGCCACATTATCTCTAAGTTCAGAAACAGCTACTAATTTATTCTGTGAACCGTTAACTTTCACATTTTTGAATTTAATATTACGCTGTAATCTTTTAACTGTGAAGTCTTTATATGGAGTCGGTATCTTATTTCCAGTTCTATAAAAATTATAGAAATGATAATTTGGAGAAAACCAATTTGCATTATCCGGAACTATATCAAAATTTACATCTCTACTCCAAGCTCCTTGTGCATTACGTGTTTCATTTAAATTAGGTTGCACTCTAGTCATATCAATAGCTATTTGATATTTATAAGTTCCTTTTGACTTAATCTTATCTTGAGTACATTCTATCTCAACAGCAACATACATATATTTTCCATCTACGTAATAAGTAGAACTATCCCAACTTCTACTAACTATAGCATTCATCATACCATTATAATTAAACGTCATTTGTACTTGATATATTGAAGTTCCACGGAACTCCATGTTTACGCCACTTTTTTCGCTCCATTTATCCCAACTCTCCTTAGTGTAATTTCTGAATTCAGGACTATAAATCCCCAAGCTAGTATATGTTGACGGTACAATCTGTTCAAAACTTATATCCGAAACAGTACCTTTCTTTCTAATTCCTTCAACTGGTTTTGCAATAGGATCACTGTCTACTCTAAATGATTTAGCCACAGTCAAATTTATATCTTCTACAGGAATTGGAGATATCTTTATTTTTACTAGACCTATACCTGTACCATAACTTATTTCTTCCAGATACATATTCATAGCCCTAGAATTTGTATATGTTTCTAATATCAAGTAACCTCCAGAGCCATCCTTTTTATCATATAACACATTCGGTCTTGTTGCATCTGGGTTATTAGTTATAGTTAGCACACGACTAGGAGGTGTTATCATAGCATATATCTCTGGACTGACCGCTTCATTTTTATAAGAAACTAGTAATTCCGTAGTAGTGTATAAATCAGGTAATTTATCAATATCATTATATAACATTATATTCATATTTTCTATAGAACCACTAAAAATATAGTTTTCATGATTTATTGGAAATAGAATGCTGTCATTAATGCTACTCATTATTCTATCTGTAACAGTTCCATCAATCGCAGCTGATTGATGATTACACCAAAAACCTAATGGAGCTATAGTGAATTTTCTAGTTTTTAACAAATTCGCTGCATTATTTTTATTTATTACGCATCCAAATTTATTCACTAATTTATTATCTAAGGTATTATCTGTAGCCATTGCGTTAGCACTATCATCTAGTATAACATTCGACATGTGCCAAACGTTTTGATAGTCGAAAAACATAGGTTCTGCTATTATATTAGAACTATATGCATTCATATTGAATACTCCACCTGAACGGTCTCTGTTGCTTTTACTATTAATTTTAGACTCGTAGTAACCTGATATAATACCTCTAAAATCACTAGAAGCCGTCTTTATAACTCTCATCTGATTTAAAGTATTAATCATATCATAACAATCACCATTAGCTTTAAAGTTCTCATTTGGTTCTAAACGAAATGTTAAACTAGATACTGGTGAATTACCTTTTGTCAAACCAGGTGCATTTATTTTTAATGGACCATTTCCGTTATTAACCATATACGTTCCATCAGGGTTAAAAAAATCCCCGTACATTTTATTACGGCTATCACTAGGTATGTGTGAATATTTAAATATTAATGATAATAATGTATTAACTGGATGTATACGACTTCTCTCAGATTGTCCACTACTACGTGTTCTAATAGTAGATGCTATTGTAAATATATTACATATGTCATATGCATTATCCCTAGACAGTACAATATCTAAAGGGTCATTATCTAGCTTTATTTTCATACTTTTATACACTATATCATTCATACTCATAGTACCAGGTATCATTAAATCACCACCTGGACGTGTTTCTTTTACCTTTATACCATTATATTTATATAGATTATAAGCCATTATATAATCTCCATAACTGATATAATTATCCATCTCAGTTAGGTCTGGTGATGTATATACCTTAGTAAACACATCCCAAGCTGTTTTCATTTCTCCCATTTTAAATAAAGGAGTTTCTATAGTTATAGTCTTTTTATCCGCACTAACAGTTACAGGAGTTTCAGATGTTAATAGCGTTACAGCTTCTGGAGCTATTCTATTAACTTCTGGTAGATAATTTATAAGTCTGTTTGCACTAATATTATACTTATTATCTATCGTACTTGCTATGAATGCTTTACCATTATTGTAATCATTATTGACTATAGTGGAGTGATTATTTCCAAGCGGAGATTCAGTATTCCAATTAGTATCATATGGACTATCCAATTTTATCACAGTAGTGGCTTTTATATCTTTAGGTATCATTGTAGGATATTCTAAATAAACGAATAAATTGTATGGTGTAATATCGTTCGTATTATATTTATCCTTATCATTACCATAAATTAAGGTTTCAACATAAGTTCTATATTTAGCAAGTATATAAATTGCTATTTTGAGCATAAGGTCTGTAGGATTATCTGTTATAGAGTCTATAGGCTGCATGGGATACGAAAGTACGAACTGCTTAGAGTTATCGTATAACACCACATCTCCGTCAAATTGCCTAGTAGTAACCATACTTAATATCTTTGGTTGTAGTACTATATCATCTTTGAATGTTATATTGATATACTTTGCACTATTACTTCCAGATTGATATGCTATAGGACTACCAAAAGCAGCTCCAGTGAATGGTGCTGTAGTTTCATTACCAGAATATTGACTAAATCCACTTGTAGTATATTCATACTTATCTAAAACTTTACCAGTATCTTTAGTAAATTTACTTATATCTACCATTTGATTTATGATTCCATTATTAGGAACATACACTTGAAATGATTTTACTGGGTTTGTAGTGTTAGCCAATGGTACAGCACCACTATCTTCAACTACGAATACTTTAGACTTATCAGAAAATGCAGTTGAGTTTTTGTCTATAGTGGCTCCAGTTAAATTGAATTGAACCATAGTATGATTTCTCAATCTGCTGTCAACTAAACTTAACTTTGTAAACTTAGTAGTAACTTCAAAGTTGTACACTTCTCTATCTACAGTAAACTCAGTCCATACTGCATAACCAGCATATATCATATCATTTTCACCAGTTGGGTCATGTTCTTCGCTCACACCTATAGATACGAAATCTAATTCACTTTGTCCATATCCCGAATAATAATCATGTATTACGTCCCATCCCCCGGTGTTATTCTGCAACGTTACTTTAGTATGAGTATCAGTCCATTGAACTTCATCATAGTAGTTCATATGTCTGTATCTATTAGTAAGCTCACGTATTCTTCCATATTTGACAACATCTCCTATTCTAGTACTATGTAACATTTGAGTAGAAGTAAAGTTTAATTCTGGATATTGTGGAAACTTAAAAGCCATATTAAGTGTAATAACGTTATCCTGTCTTACAGATATCACTAAATTGCCATTATCAAATTCTCCATCTTTCCATCTATCAAAATTACTAGGAACTCCAGAACCATAAGTCCATATAACATCACCATTAGGAGACTCTAACGTATTAAGAACATAATCAGAGTTAGATATTCTTACTAAACGTGCTATAGCATTAGCCATATTTCTTAAGTCGTTCTCATTACGTTCTCTAGTATTCGTAATCTTATATTTATATTGACCAGTAGTTTCATTATATTCTGGACTTCTTTTAACTTGTATATCAAAGTCAACCATAGTCTTATCTTTAGATTTAAAGTATAAATCTTTAGTAGCAGGTCTATTTTGAACACCAGTTAATTTAATCGACTTGTAGTTAGTATTACTGAATGTAGCTGTCTTAAGCTCATTTAAAGTGTTAAAATGAGTATTAGTCAACACATGTCCATCAGCATCTTTTTCTTCTACATCAAATCCTCTGTTAAATATATCTAAATCCCATTGCCACTTATAATCATTTCTCCAATTAACAAGAGCTTCATTTAATACTTTACCATGCTCATCTAATGGAATATTAGATGCAGTAGCTCCATCGAAGAATACATCTATATAAGGATAATCTCCAGCTACTTTCTCAGCTAATTCTATTTTAATAGTAATATCAGCTGGTAAAGAAACAGTCTTTAAATCACTTAAAGATGTGTAATCTGTAGAAACAGGATTTTCACCTTTAGTTATAGTAGTAACTTTAGATACTTTTCTAGTAGGATGATTTCTTCTTATAAGCTTTTCTATATATGCTATAGAGTCTTCTGAAAGTCCTTGATTAAGTTCGTATTTGACTAATGATAAATCTTTACTATCATCATACAATACTTTCGCATAACGAATATTATCTATAAATTCTGCAGAACTTCTGAATATAAGACTTTGATACTTGTTTGGTTCTCTTGCTATAACAGAAAGAGTAAATACACCCTCTGGTTTATTTGGAACGTATATCCTATGATAGCCATCATATATATCTCCGGCGTCTATCTTTCCATTATATTCAAATAACATATCTCCATCATCATTTTCAATACGTACCCAGAATGTAGTACCTAATGGAAACGATGCTCCTGGATTTTGTCTTATGTCTAAGTTTACTAATGGTATTACGTCTAAATGAGCATTACTAAACCAAGGTTGCTCAGTACGTTCTACAGTGACAGTATCTTCTTTTTTAACATTAGCACTAGTCCAAGTAGCGTCTGTTTTATTCTTCATAGTTGCCACTACTTTATAATTATTAACAGTTCTAGGGAATTTAAGCTTATCATATGCTATTCTATTATTAAGTAGTTCCCATTCTGCTACTGTAGCTGTACTTGTAGTAAGTGTTTCATTATCATCTACATTGATAACATCTACAGTGATTTCAAAATCATTTTTCTTATTATTAGGAACATTTGTAGTAAATGTATTTTCTAATAATTCGTCATCTATATAGTTTATATACGGAGGCATATAAACTCTAGACACAAGTTTAGTTATACCTATTTCTTTAGGAACTGCTCTAGTAATCACTTTATCTAATCTTTGGAATGTATTATTAACTCTTCCTCTATACCAGTCTGCAAATAATGGATTAGTATCATTTTTAGGACGTATCCATAAAGTGAAGTTTTGCCTACTTAATATATTTTCTAAGTCACTTGCATCATATAATATGTATTTATCAAGCTGTCTATTTAATGGGTCGTAATTTGTAGTAGGATTAGATGTAACCATACCATGCTCATTTACATAGAACGAATATAGCTTAGTATTTTCATTAGGGATATTATCCTCAAGTTCCATCATAAGTATACATTCCATATGAGCATATTTAGTTCCGACATTAAGCTTTAAGTTAGATATCATATTATCTTCAGTAGCTACAGTCTCAAAGAAATCATTCCATATATCATCTTCTATTATAGAAGTATGAGTTAATTTCTCATCAAATATAGATGGTACATTATATGTAACTGTCTTTCTAACACTACCAAATGCATCAAATGATTTTATAGTAAATTCATAACTACCTCCATACGGAATTATAACATCTGGGTTATTATGTGTGAATGAATTAATACCGTCTGTATCGTAGTGGTTATATCTTAGATATCTATCATAATGATAATTATAAGGAAGAGTATTAAACTCATTATCAAGTATAGTAGTACGATTGCTTATAATACCATTAACATTAATTTCATTTAAACTTCTTTCTATAGTCTTAGTCCAAGATAAATCAGCCATATTTGGAACTCCGATTATTCTAGTAGTTATCTCTACTTTAGGAGCTCCACAATTATACTTAAGACCAAATGATACTGGATATTCGCTATAATATCTATCTATATCTGTATACCAAGCTCCCCCAGTTATTCCAGCAGTTTGTATAAGCTGTCTAAGGATAGTATTCTTATTGATATACATATTACCATCTTTCCATAACTCCATAGCAGTAATATCATAATTAGCAGCTGGAAGTATCTTACTCATATCTATATTTATGGTTTGATTATTAGATTGGAATTTATTTGGCTCTTTTAATTGTATGTTGATAGTAATAGTTCCAGAAAGACTATTGATACAAGGAAGATTTACATATCCATTATCAATATCATTTGAAGTAACTTTAACAGTACCATCGTATACTTTAGAACCATTTCCATTCAACACTATAGCTTTTACTACAGTACCATATTCAAACATATTTCCATCTGCTTTTACTAAATGTACTTGCTCTCTATTATTTTCTAAATCAGGCGTTACTACTCCTGTGTTACCACTTCTAGGAACTCTAGTATGTACTGTATATGTAATCGTATTCGGTATTTGATGTCCGTCTCTTTTAACGAACGTAGTTTCTACAGTATAATCTATTCCATCATCGTATACAGTAGGATATCTAAATGGAAATCCTCCAGCCATAGCTAAATATTCTTTATAAGTAATAGTCTTATCTAATATAGTATTTCCATTATTAGAGTTATCATATACTCTGAAGTTTATCAGCTGTTCATAATTGATATCTTCCATATCTCCGATTATAAACATTTCTTCATCATCTATGTCATCTATAAGTTGAGGAAGTCTATGAGATACTCTATATGAAGTCATATATGATTCTCTCAAATCTTCTTCTAATGTTCCTACTATAGAAAGCTTTTGAGCTACTACTGTATTTTCTCCTATATTATAAAGAAGAGTATCTTTAGCGTTCTTTATAAAGTCTCCATTAAATTGCGTAGATAGTGGAGTAGCCATAGCTTCTTCCATTGTAAATCTCATTTGGTCTAATACTTCATATACACATTCTGGTATATCAGTTATAAGAAAAAATTGAGCTCTTGTATCTACTGTCATAGTATACGAACTATCTGAAGGTGCTATTATAATAGGAGGATTATCTCCATTTCCTACCCAAGTATCTACAGCTACGTATAACGGTATACCATTTTTAGAAGTAGCATCAAATCTTGCAGCACATATATTACTTCCGTCATATCCAAGTACGATACCTCTTATTCTAGGAAACTTGAAGTTACTATAGATTTTAATGTTTACAAATCTATCTCCTCCTCTATCTAAACGCATACGTTGTATATAACATCCCTCAGTAATGTCATCTTTAAGTCCATTAAGAGTATCTTCTATATTTTCTATATTATGTCTTTTATCAGAAAGTTCCCCAAATAATCTTATAAGCTTATCATCTCTATTAATTTGAGATAGATTAAGCTTATGCCAATTTAATATTTTAGGGTCACAACCACAAGCATAAAACTTATTTACTATATTTATAAATCTGTCTGTATCATCAGCATATTCTTTACAAACTACATCTAATAGATATCTTATTTGAGTTTCTAAAGAATGATACTTATTCTCATTATAAATATTTTCTTTATATCTCCAGAATACCACTTCGTCTGTAAGATAAGGCATATTTATTCTATCCACATTTTCATATTTAGTATGCATTACGTAAGGTTCTACATCTTCAGAAACCTTATTAAGAGTTTCCACATACTTTTCTATATCATTATGAACGAATGACTCTCCGCCTTTCTTTACTATCATTATAGATGGATCTCCACTTAACTCAAATGGAGGTAAGTTTGTACTATTCTTCATATATTGCTCATCTGATAATGTTGGGAAATCTCCCTCTGTTAAAATATTCTTTATCATTCTATCTATCTTTGGTTGGTCATTATCCGCAAATGGAATAACATCGTGTTCAGGTGTCACCATACATAATACAGTACCCAAGTCTTTAATATGTTCTCCAAATACGATAGTACCAGCTAAGTCTGTAGTATTCTTTGGCTGTATCACTACAGCTACTCTATATTCCATAAGTTAATCCTCCTTATCTCTTAAATCTAAATGTACCTCTTGTCACGTTTGATGTTTTGTATCCTGGTGCAGTAGCTATTATATCATAAATCCATCCTTCTTCTACTGCTAAAGAAGCGAAGTTTGTTTCTATGCTCATTATACCTCTTGCTACTTCTGAGCTGTCTAATTTTACTTTAGTCTTAGTCTTGAATATACCAGATGGACTTTCTGTAGTAACCACTCTAGTTCCTGGTGAACTTGGTCTGTATACCATTATATCAAAGCTTATACCTGGTCTCCAGTATCCACAACTAATTTCAAGCGTCTTATTGAAAGCATTGTAAAGAATATTATCTGTATTAATTATAAGTTGCTCTCTTACTGGAGTGTATGCTGTATATGGAGTCCATCTAAAATCAGCATTCTCAGAATAATCAAAGTTAGTTAAATTATTATATTTATGGTCTCCAGCAACCAAGATACAGTTATCTCCAAGTGCAAGTCCTTTTGTTAAATATGTTGTAGATGTTCTACATACTACGCTATTATAAACTGGCAATACCCCAATGTCATTCATTCTACTTCTATTAGCTTGTACATTGGCCATTATACGCTTAGATTCTTCTTCAGGTATATCTGTATCTATTTCCATATAATCTATATACTTAGTCCATACGTTTATACCTATATCGTAATTGAATTGTATTATATATTCTCCAGTAGCACTTTGTTCTGCAAACGATATTATATTATCAGGCATAGCTGTACCTACTTGTGCTATACGCATATTAGGTTGACTAAATTCATGTGATGTATTTTTATCCATAAAAAAAGCAATTTTGTCAAATCCTATATGAGAACCTGGACCTATTTCTACGAATATTTCTGCTGTTCCTATTTGACCTGTGATGAATAGACAGCTACTATAAATATCCGCAGCACGTTCAAATGTATCTATAGCTGGTTTAAATCCTTTCTTAGCTGGATTAAACTTTATACGAAGTATCTCTCCTCTTTTAACAAAGTATGGTTTTTTAATAAAAGACTTTCCTACTTTTTCTATTATATTAGTAAGTTTATTAGAAACTTCTAAATAATAACTTCCCATATCATTTATATTTTGCTGTAAAGCAGCTATGGCTCTATCTTGTATATCAGACTTTTCTTTAAGCATATTCATAGTATCATTCATTCTTGCTTCTATAGTACTGATATTAAACTTTATATTATCTCCAATGGTATTTATCATAGTATGAAGTAATTTAAAAGTATCTTCTATTGTACGTATCTTTTCTCCAGCTATTATCTTAGATACATCGTAGAATACGTGATTAGCAGTCATAAACGGTATAAGAATATCTCTTTTACCATCTTTAAATGTCTGTAATATATATGGATGTAGCTGGTCTTTATTCGCAACAGTATATTCATAAAACTTTCTAGTATTATCTTCTCCATACGTAGTAGTACCATCATCATTAGCTATAAGCTTAAGCCACATAGATGGCTCTCCAAACTTAGTTCTATTAGTACTTACTTCAAAGAAGTTATCTAAGAACTTTCTTATTTGTAATGCTGATTCTGTTTCTATATTAACTCTTTCACCTTTTTCATTTATTACGAATATAGATGGTCTTGGAATCTTTATAGTTCCGTCTGCATTAGTAGGAAACCCATTCTTAGACCCATATGCAGTTCCATTATCATCTGTACCATAATCCAGTATAAGTTCATGCATAGTAGCTAAATCTTTATTATCCGCTGTAAGTAAACTAAAAGTAAAACGTCCAGCTTTCATATATCTATCAATATACATAAGCTTATCTTTTATTTGCGATAGTTGTTGTGTAGCCATTTATCATCTCTCCTTTTTATATTATATTAAACAGGTCGTTGTCTGATAACAATTACATAACAACAATTAATGTAAAAAAGAAAGGGCTTCTTTTTTACACGTAGTAGTAGATAATTTTGGAGATACAGTGATATGATGTTCAAATATTTAATTTATTATTCTGGTACTAGTCTTTCTAATAACAGAATCAAATAACTCACGGTTACCATCTTTAAATTTTTGAATATAATCTAAATTTAATTCAGGTTTACCGTTTTTATTATAACGAATCAAATTATTACAAAGATTACCGATTTTGATTCTGTCTTGTTTATTGAAATGCTTCAAGACAGATTCTTTTCTTAAATCAATGGCCAATTTGTCCATGTCTAATAAATATAAACTCATAGTATCACCTCCTTTCGGATATGATTTTATCTACTACTACACTCTAATAATATATAGTTATCCTGATACTAATTAGTATTGGGATAATGCATTTTATTACGCCATTTACAAAAAAAAAATAACAAGATGTGAAGTCCTGTTATTTTAAAATTTCTAGAAACTGATTAAATGTTCTCCATCAGTTTCTATTTCTTTTATTATTTGTGGAAATACTTTTTTCTCAAAATGAGATAGAGTATTCATAAAATGGTCTCTACCGAATAAATACCCAGCGAAAGAGAAGAATCTTTTTTCTCCATTTTGTAAATGTAAAGTAACTTCCACATTTTCTTTACCTGCTATTTCACTTAATCTTGATCCAAAACATAATGACATATAAACCATCTCCTATTTTATATTTTATTATATTATTTATTGATATACTTTATTATATATAGCTAAAATTTGCTTATCTTTTTTATTAAAAACAACCCCCTGTTATACTATAAACAATAAAAGGAGGTTGAAGAAATGCCTAAAATAAATATATCTGGAATGGATATGGAGACGTATAAGAACAACTCATCATTAGAAGACTATTATAGTTCTATTGAAAGTATAGAGCCTCCATTTGACGTTGGACTAGAAGACGGAGCTGTAGCCATGGCTTTTAAAGGAGTAGCAGCTGGAGTAAGAGGAACTGTGGGAGCAGCTAAGATGGCAAAAGGTGCTATTAAGTCTGGTATCAAAATGGCTCAATCTCAATGGCGTGATTTATATCCAAAGCTATTACAGAACTTTCAAAAGATGGGACAGAACTTAAAGAATATGTGGGCTAAACTTATGAAGTACGATAAAAGATTTATTCTACTTGGGGAACAGATGAATGAACTTGTTAACCTTGGAGGAGCGGAACAGATAAATCGTATGGGTAAAGTTACTATCAAGCTATATAATATAGATTGGGAGGGAATGGCTCAATGTCTGAAGTATATTAAATCTTGGGATGAGTATGTAAAAGATATGTGTGGACTAGATGTTCGTACTGGTAAAGTTGTGACTAATCAAGCTAATGATAGAATTATATTAAACTCTAGTGGAAATATTCCTAATGGAGTAAACTTAGTTTCTATAGAACAACTTGGACAAGTATTGAATAATGTAGAAAATACTGAAGAAAGAATGAAAATCATTGGAAGAGCTGCTGAAATAAATAACATTATACTTGCAAGATATAATGCTGCATTAGTACTCACTAAAGTAATGTATAAGAATAGATATTCACGTTTAGAAAACACTCTTAATAGATTTAAGAGCATGGGTAATAATGCTAAACATATATTTACTCTTAACTTAGTAAAGTCTATTAAAAGTGGTATAGGAGTTATTAAAGATGGAGCTATGCTTCCTTTCTCTGCATTGGCAGACGGAGGGTCTAATATGTTTGGACTTGGAAACAAGAATAAACTAAACAGATTCTTAAAGAGTAATAATAGTTCTGCCACTATAGTAGAAACATTACTTAAAGGATTTGACCCAGTTGAAATTACATTTGAAGCAAATGAAAGAGATAAATTTGTTGCTTGGATAAGAGGACAAAGTAAAGAGAAAGAAGCTAGCGATTACTGTACTCAAGTATTTAATTATCTTGGAAGAGGTACAGAAGGAAGTTCACTTCTTACTAAAACTATGCGTACTGGAGGAACTAATGCTAAGAAATCTATAGATAAGACTCTTAATGTAATTAAGAAAGGTATGGAGTTCTTAGTAAAGAAAGCTAGAGAGAATGATATTGAAAAAGGAAGAGGTCTTGCTGAAAAGACTAAACAAGAAGAAGCTGCTGCAAAAGACGCTGAAAAATCTATGAACGTAGGAGCTGGAGCAGGAGGAGCAAAAGTAGAGATGGAAGAACCTACTACTCCTGGTGAAGTAACTGATAAAGATATAAAGAATGAAATACCTAATTTTAGGTCAGAAGAAGATGCATTACACGCATTCTTAGGAAGCTATCATAATATATTAGGAGTGCTTGCAGATAACTATCAAGGTTTCGTTCAAGGACTTCTTATGACTACTTATAGCATAGTAGAAGATGGAGAGAGTATAGTAAGAGTTGCTAACAAACTTAGAGGAGGAGACGCATTAAAGAAAGGAGCTGGTATGATTGCCAAAGGTTTCGAGGATTAGTGGATTACAGCCTACTATAGTAGATAAGAACTTAGCACCAGCTAGCTCTAGACCTACTAAAGAAGCACAAGAATTGCTTACTGGATTAGTCAATAAGAATATGCTCAACAGTCCTTTTACAAGACTGATAAATCAAGGAGCTATTATAGTTGATTATTACAGTATAAATGAAAATGAGACTACTTATACAGCTGTATTGAACTTAACACAGGATTATAAGAAGACTATGAGATTCGATAAGGTAAGTAGTTTCTCTCTATATGGTCGTGGAGATGAGACAGAAATAGACGATAGAGGAAAAGATAGTGAGAGAGCTCTTAGTATAAATTTAACTATGAAGCAAAGTATCGTTCTTCCTAATACTATCGTACCTAAAGAAAATGACCATATCGTATTATTATCTCATCAGAATTTAGCAAAGCCTTTTAAAGTAACAAAGGTAATGCCAATTAAACTTATAGATAGAGATGCGTTTTTAATAGAATATAGCGAAAGTACTATATTTGATGTACAGGGATTAGAAGAAAGAATAGTAAATAGATTTATATTTGATGCATCTAAAGTGGGAACTGGAATGCAATGTATACTTCCAGAAAACCAAGCTAATCTTAATAATAACTTACTTGCTGTTATAGACGAATTACAAAGTCAATATGTAGAAGCATTTTATAGCGTAGAATATGACATACTTGGATTTAGTCCTACTATAGGAGATATAGGAACGTATGCTAAAGATAATACTGCTGAAATATATAATCACGCTCAGTTTGTATTCAACCACTACGCAAATGATTTGATGCAACAAAATAAAAATATATTTAAATTTGGATACGATAAGAATACACTATTCTTAACTAATACATACGGGTTTGATAGAACTCTTATAAATTATAAAACTTGCATATATGAAAAGTTATTAAATAAAGACTTTAAGCTTAATAGCGAAAATCCTCCTAAGGGAGATGAAATGCTAGTTACTACTCCTGGAGCAGTTATATTTGATTATAGTCTTAATTTAAGAAATCTTATTAATGATGAATATAACGATAATTATATTCCTCAATATAGCTATTCTATAAAGTTTTATTTAAGAGAAAGAAGTGACCATTTGATTCTTACTACTATGTTTAATACTGGAATAACGTTAGTAGATATGCTTAACACAGCATCGTTTATAGACCCTACGCTTAAATCATGTCATGTTACATATCAATTAATGCATCCAGTCATCACAAAGTTCTTAGATAAATTTATGGAAAATGACATAGAATACATTTGTAATAATGTAAAAGAATTACATAAACTTATGGTAGATAAGGATAATATAGATGACTACATTGGTATACCTATGATATTGCTTGTACTAGACCTTATATACAGAGAACTAAATAGAGATACTAATGGTAGCGTATGGCAAAGGGGGTTAAAAAAATAAATGGAAGTAATACAAAAATTAATGGAAATATTGGAAATGGCTAAGATAGCTAGAGAAGAATTAGATAGAAGAGAAAATCAAGAAATAAATATATAGGAGGTATTAATCATGGGTAAAGCAAAACCTAATACAGTTGATGAAGAAGTTGATGAAATATTAGAAGGTGCACCTGAAGAAGTAGTAGCACCAGTAGAAGCTCCAAATAATTTTGAAGCCGAAATAAAGACAAATACTAATAATCTTAGAAGTAAAACAGTGGTAGAATATAATGTACCAGAAGCTAAACCAGTATATAGAGAAACTAAGAAAGAGCTTTCTAGAGAAAAAGCTCCTAAATATATGTATTGGTATGAAATAGACGGACTTACTGGAGCACAAGTATTACCTAATAGTTTTAAGTATAGTCCAGTTGGAATGATTGCTCTTACTATGGATAAGTTATTCCAAGTAGTAGAAAGTGGATTTACAGCATATTGGAAACATGCTTCTTATCTACACACATTTTGGTTTAATAGACCTATAACTAAAGATAACGTAAAAGAATTCGCTTGGTATATAAATACAGAAGTACAAGCAAACAGACTTAAGTTATCAGAATTAGATAAAGGAACAGATTATTATAGCAGATAAAAAAAGAAACCCCCTCAATGAAGAGGGGGAAGTCTTTTTTTTACGCCATAAAGCCAAATAGTATCATTCCGATACCTATAGCTAATGCAGTTATATCAAATATTATAACCCATATTTCTAATGTCTCATATAGAGATTCTGAAATATATTCAAAGAAATTTGGTAATACTACGGTATGCATTATGTATAGATGCACACCTATTACTATAAATCCTACTCCTGTTTGAAGTAATTCATTTTTATCCATAATACTCCTAAATGTAAACGATTTTTAACCATCCTAATTCTGTTGCAATCTTAGCAAGTAAGCATACTATTATACCACACGTAATCATTAGAAATATTATAAAGCATAAAACCCAATTCCATTCTTTAGATTTTGTACTATTAATTATTCCCTGTAATAACGTTTTGACGAATAATATAAATATGTATGCTATTACTAATGATATAGACACATAGAATATGTTCCTTATCAGAGTTGCTGGAACTGTTATACTACACATATCCTTTACCCCCTATTTTATAAATCTTGCAAATAAACTTATTATTATTTTTAATCCCTGTATTTCTGCATATAGTCCAAATATAACTATAAACACATGATACATCTCTACTTTCCCATATCTAACATTTTTAAATATTTCCATCAATGAATGAACTATTAACCACATTGCTTGTACTAGTATAATTCCTAACACTACAATACACAGCATTACAACTAATAATGGTTCATTTTTCATATATTTCTCCTAACCAAGCTTTAATCCTTTCATCCATTTTTTCTTTGGTTTCTCTTTAGCTTCAGCCGCTTTTCTAGCGTCAGCTGCCTTTTTAAATTTACCAAACCCTCTACCAGAACCACTACTTCCAGTTCCTAATCCTCCAACTAATTTATCACTAAGTTTACCAGTAGACGGAGTAGATGGCATTCCGTCTTTCTTATAAGAGAACTTACTCATAGATGGAGCATTTGCATCAGTTCTATATTCAAGAGTCTTTCCATTACTAAATGCTATGTCGATATCTAATAGTCTGTATTTAGTGTCTTCTGTTCTATCTTTTATCTTAATAGCCTGTCTAGCACGTCTAATATCTTCTATACGACGTTGTAATCCTTGGTCTGATATCGCACCAGGAACTTTTATAACTCCCGTAATAGTACCGTTTGCAGCGTTATAATCATCATTTATTTTTATATCCATATTAAATATATCATCATAATCATGATTAAGTTCTTTTAATTGGTTAATGAAATACTTAACACACCAATCTTTATGCTCCATATCTTTTTCTGAAAAGCTTTTAGTCCAATCCAATATATTCATAGTAAATGACAGTGTTTCATAATCTGATTGAACTTCTGGACTATCCATAAAATGATTGCACATTACATCTACTGTTTTACGGATAAGTTCCATTTTATTCTTACTCCACACTATAGGAGCATTATTTACAGACATAGAACAGCTACCAGTCTCATTTACATTATACGTAACTCTATCTTTAAGTCTAACTTCGCACATAGGGTCTTCAATCATATCAGACCATATAGTTTCAGCTGTATATCTTACGATAGAGTAATCTGCTACTAAATTACCAGTAATAGTACCTGTAGGAACAGTAGGTGTTGTAGTACCAGATGAAGAACCTCCTCCTACTGGCACTACTCCTGAAAATCCTCCAGTACCAGGTGATGGAGGAGCGGGAGAAGTACTTCCACTTGAGCCTCCTACTGGCACTGCTCCAAATCCCCCACTTCCTCCAGAGCTTCCAGAAGAACTTCCTGCACTGGCAGCCGCTGCGACAGCATCATCATATATTTTCTTACACTCTTTATCCAGAGTATTTTTAACTATATCATACACTTCTCTATTTCTATCAACGTCTTCATAACGAACATAGAAATATATAGTACTTTCTCCATTTTTATTAGTACTAACTCTAGCTTGAGCTTTCACATCTACAAACGCTTCTGTTATGTTAGTACGTATAGCTTTCATAACTTTATCTAGCAACTCTGACATTTTATCAGTATATAAATCTCCAGTTGTAGTAAAGCTAATATTACCATATATAAACTTCTGAATTCTCATACACTTCCTCCATATAATAATATGCATATCATACTAACTATAACAGTAGTAGTTAATATAACCAACATTTTATAAAAAACATCACTATCGCTTTTTAATGTGCTTAACAATTCTTTCAATACCGAAAATAACACGACTCCAGCTATATACACAACTACAAATTTGCAAATTACAAATGCATTTATCATGGTATCTCCTAGAATAATAATTTAAATAAGTTTTTATTAGCACTAACTCTTTCCGCAATATACCCAGGAATAAATCTTGAGCTATATACTAATTCTGCCATAAGTCCGTTTTTTCCTATATAAGGAATTTTATGAGTTCCTATATGATGAAGAGTTCTACTTCCTGCCATCTTAGCTTCATATATTAAAGTATCTTTTAATATCTTTCCTATCATAACTTCCTCCTTTATAATTTACCCCAAAAATGCACACACAAACGTATCAGAGTATACGTAAATGCTAGTGTTAATGGTACAGCTATCAATCTTTGTATATTTGAATGTAATTCTGTCCAACATCTAAATATTGCGATAACTCCCCATATAACTCCAAGTACAGACCATATAAGTCCTAAACAGTATAAAAATATCATTTATTTTCATCTCCTATTTTATCTTTATATTTAATACCTGGAAGATACACTATATCAAGCATATCTGCAACGTCTGTTAATTCTGCATATGAACTTTTTGCAAACTTATCATATAAAGCTGTATTTAATACTGCTAATCTTACTCTTTTTTCTAACTCTTCATTTAAATAATCTGGTACAATAAAATTTTCTTTTATCATATCAGCTATTTGTGTAATATCCTTTTTAAGTAATGGATTAACTGGAAGTGAAAACTTTGTTGAAAAACTCTTTTCTATAAACTCTCTTATATTCATATTATTCTCCTTTTCCTCTAGAATCATCAAGGCAGTGTTCTAGCGTTTTTATAGTAGTCATAAGTATAATCATTTGGTCTCTTAAATCTTTATTCTCTTGTCTTAACTCAGCCATTTCTTTTTCTAATGATTCAATATATCTCTTTAATATACTTACTTCAGTTGAAGTTTCAGTCATCACTTTACTTATAGACTTCATTGGACTATCAACAAAGTCATCCAAATCTTTTTCAATTAAAACAGATGCTAATCCTATTGACATAATTATCCTCCTTAATATTTTAATACTTGCATATATTGCTCTATATTTACAGAAATAGTGTCAGTCTTGTTTGTTATATTATACATAAAAATAAGTTTAGTAGTGTGGTCTTCATGTTTATATCTATATATAGGAACCACTTCTATATCTCTACCTTGTTTATTCCAATGAGACCACGGATAGTAGAATAAGTTTTTATTAGCATTTACTTTAATATCATCTACTAATTTAAGTTCGTATGAGAATACACCACTATTATCTAGCATATTACACCATTCTTGATACGGAACTTTATGCCACTCACTCCACGTACTATCAACTTCCCATAATGGATTACTACATTTATTAATGTAATTATTATCTATGTATAATTCGTTCTTTACTATTTCTCCATAAAGCATTTCATTATAATTTATAATAGGAAGTATCATCGGTAGCAAATATTTATATTTAACTCCAGTTCCCTTATAATTTATAATTCCATCATTCACTAAAAACATTCCTGTATCACTAACTTGATATCCCTCTTCACTATCTGTAAGAACATTTGTGTTAATAGTCTTAAGTATCTTACAGAAGTCTTGCTGTTCTTTTGTAAGTTCACAATTACATTTTATTTCTTCTTTCTTTGTAAACTTAGGAATACTATCAAGTACTAATGTTTTTTCTATTATTTCTGTTAAGTTTGGTAGTCCATTACAAATATGTCCATATGCAACTACATCTCTATTTATAATACTCATATTTACAGAACCAAAGTTAGCATATTTCTTCTTACTATCTTTATTATCATAAATAGTTGCCAATGTAGTATTCATATACCATATATCTGTAATCTTTCCATACAATGTTCCCTTAGATTGATTTCTAGTTGTAATCGTAGTCGGATAATGTGATTTTAAATCTTCATACGCTAAGGATGTCATTCTTCTGAATAATGTTAGTACAGCTTCTTTCCAGAGATAATGGTCACTATACGTACTATCATTAAAATTAAATCCATACAAATTTGTATCTGCTACAATACCTCCTCCAAAGGACGGTTTATGTAAAATATTCTCGTATAAAGGCATAAACTCAACATCAAGTAAATCCTCCATACGTTTGACATCTTCTCTAGATAAATTCTTAAGTATTGCATTTATATTTACAGCTGGAAGATGTCCTGCTACTATCTCTCCTACTTGCATTCCACGTGTTGTGGCTGTATTAGACTGTGCTGTAGCTTCTAAATTTGTTTTACTACTCATACAGAAGTTTAGTTTAGATGTAAATTCACTTCCAATATGATTTATAAGCACAAGCAAAATACTGTCTATTAGAGCGTATATACTGTGAAACCAGAAGTCTGTTTCAGCAAGTTTTGTAATATCTGGTGTAATGTGAGTGAAATCATATTTACCAAATCCTAATACACTTTCTGCAAGAGTATTCAATTTAAAGTTTTCTGGTTGTAGCTGACTACGATTACTATAATAACAAGTCTGTAAATCAGATATAACTGTATGACTTATATTATTAAGATATACTACACGCTTAGTAGGAACTATAGTGTCTCCCTTAAACTCTCCATTCTCAAGTATTTCTAAATGAAGAGGAGGCTCTACATTCTCCACTCCAAGTCCTCTTTGATTAAACGTTCCTTTAGGAAGATTTAATGCATTAATACGTCTATCAAACATTCCGACGTCATATGTAGTATTATATGCCATAAGTATATCTGGTTGAAAATCTGTAAACATAGTTTTCGTAGTATTTGTAATCAAGTCTTCTTCTCTATCAAACCATCTTACATTTATATTTAAATTATCTATAAATTCTGTACATAACTTCTGTACACTATCTTTAGATTTCCCAGATAAAGAACAGTTTGCAATCATATCACGCATAGCTTCTTTAACAGCATTCTTAAATTTATCTGGATTTTCTATTATTTCATTCTGTCTAGCATATTTATCAGACCTTAAAAAATCAATATAAGCAGTTTTAGACTTTTCATCCACAAACGTATTAGTATTTATAATCCATTCCCCATTCTCATTAACATTAGTTTCTATGTCGAATGAAGCATAATTAATGTCTGGAATAGGAACTTCTTCATATATTAAATCTCCGTGTTTAGCCATATGATTTAATCCGTATTCCATATAACATAATTGCTCTATTGGAATATCGTATAAAAATAAACGTGGGTGTAATCCCTCTGCTTTATAAGGAATGTCTGGGTAGATTGCCTTCTCTACCCATAATCCCCATTCATCCTTATAGCGTTGAAGCTTCGCATCGAATAATAAAGATACCGCTTCTTTAGCTTTATCTTTATAAGGCACTATATAACAATGTGCTGATTCAACCGGGATGCTTTCTTGTGATTCTTTAAGATTTGATTTTGCTAGATATATTGGAACATATGGATTATCTATAACGTGTAGAATCTTTTCTCCATTGCTATAACGCTTATAAAGAACGTATAGCTTATTTAACACTTTATGATAATACACGTGTAATAGAAACAAATCTGGGTCATCTTTAATTATGTTATTTCTATTATTACCTTTGTATAATGTCAAATATCTAGCCATTTATTTTTACTCCTCTTCAGTTTTATTATATTTTTTAGTTATAACATTTAACATATTAATCCCCCTTATTCATAATCTTCTTTTAATGTTTCATAGAATACTCCAGTAAAATTATCATTTAATGATATATGGTCTGACATTATGCTTATTAAATTTGGAATGACTCTATCTCCTAATTCACGTCTATAATGATTCCATACATCAAGTGTCATTTTTGGAGCAAAATCTATAGTATCTAAATCATCATCATATATCTCTTCTTTACATGTAGCTATCATTAAAGTTTTGAAAAATATACTGAATTCAAATACATTAGAGTTTACACATCTAGTTTTGCTTGCTAGCACAGTAACTTTCATATAATTTATCATCATCCTTTCCTTCAATAAACTTAAGCAGGTCGTATACATAATTTTTTGCTAATACTTTAGCTGAATCATACTTAGCTAGTATTTCAATTTTATTAGCTTTAAACACCTCAAGTTCATCGTTAGTAGTCTTACAATCTTTATAATAGCCATAAAGTTCCTTTTTAATATTTTCTATAGTTTCTTTAGTATGAGCTACTTCCAAAGGATACTTTTTATTATAAGGACTTTCCTCATCATCTACAAAATGACTTACTGCTTTAAAGAATTCATCAAGGTAATCTGGTGTTAAATATAATCCTTCTTCGTAATCAAAATGCATACTAATTCTCCTCTTCTTTAGATTTCAATACCTCATCTAGATACATTTTACAAACTCCCTTAGCTGTAGAATATTTAGTCATTATAGCCACTTCATTTGCTTTGAATATTGTACTATATTCTTCTGGTTTAGCATCCTTATAATAACCCAATAATTCTTCTTTAATATTATCTATCGTAGTTTTTATATCTTTGACAAATTCTGGATGCTCTTTATTAAACTTAATTGTGTCATCTTCTAAGAAGTAATATGCTGCATCAAAAAACCCGTTGATGTACCACGGGTCTAAATATAATCCTATTTCAGAATCATAATCTGGTATACTTTTCATATTATTCTTCCTCCTTCACTTCTTCAACTTCTACTTCTTCCATATTAGCATACTTAGATTTAGAAGTTAATTCTTTAGGAGCTTCTTCTAGTTTCTCATCAACAGAACCCTCAATAATATCATATACTCCTTTCATAGAAATTCCTACACCTAATACCAATTCTAACCATCCTTTAACCTTTTTGTTCATAATCTTTACCTCCATAATTTTTATATTTAATCAAAATGATTGATTACTGATTTTTCATTTTAAATGTTAAATAAACGTATATAATTGCATCTATTTCTTCATCATATACAACCTTACGTTCATTATCATCTAAAAAGTATTCTAATATCCCAAAATATATTCCATCCTCAACGTCTGATACTATTGAATTTATAAAGTCTGCAACGTCATAATAATACGGATGATTATATAATATCGTACTATAACCTTGATGAATACCACTCAAGTAGTACATTAAATCCATCTGTAAAGTAGGATTTTGCATTAGATGTAGTGGATAATAATCTGGTTTTACTACGAACTCATTTGTGAGAAATCCTTCTTTTACTATAGTCATAATCTCTTCGTCTACTGGTTTCGATAGCTTTTGTCCAGTTACCTTATCCCTAATCACATACATATCTGCACTCATGTTATTAATACACTCATTTCTACTAATCCAAACTTCTATAGAATTCTCTACATAATCTGCAAGTTCTTGCCTATTCTTAGCCATACCAGCCAAGAAATTCATATCCATAGGATTAATAGTAGCCACTTCATAATTTAATACATCAAAACATATTAAATTAAGAATGGCATTCTCAAACATATTTCTATATAAATTTTGGTCTCTACTAAAAATAGCTCTGTATATCTCAGGGTCGTGTATAGGAAGTCTTCCCTCAATACATAAGAATTCTAATAACTTCGTAGTAGTAAGACTTTTACTATTATATAAATACCAGCGTTGTTGCTTTATTAATTCATCAACAGTTATTAACGTAAATCCATTTGTCATGGCCCATAAATCGTTATATGCGTCCGTTACACTATGGTCTTTATGTATTGCCATTTCAAAAACATTCATAATACCCTCCAAACTTGTTTTTATATGTATAGAATAATCTTGATTTAGTTCCTATTATAAGTCTTAATAATAACGGATTATAATAGAACTCTTTTACTAATGCATCTGTACATTCTGCTAAATCGTTTATTATTCTATCTCTCATTCCATCGAACAGCCACAACCCATCTAACGATGCATTAAAATAATACTTTGCAAAATCTCCACACACTGTAGATTGAAATTCTAAATATAAATTAGTCCAATTAATATCTACTTGTGTGAGCATCGTAGTTAGAAAGAATTCATAACAGACGTCTATTAAATAGAAATCGTTATTATCTAATGGATGAGATGCATGTTTTAAATTGCTCTTAATCCAATTAGATATAGCTGTTCTTATTACTTTATCCATTTTATTAATATGATAATATAAATATAACGGAATCTTAAATTCTTCTAATTCTGGTTCATCACTATAGAAATATTCTCTATAGAGTATACTAAACATTCTTACAAATTCACAAACGTTATCAGAGCTATCTGGAACTATATCTATGATAGCTGGAATTAAACTATCTGCATAATACGGAATTCTTGGTATATTCATTTTATTATTATATATACCAATTATACGCTGAGGTATCCCCATTTCTATTAGTGCTCCGGTGGTTTCGCTATTACAAATAGTTAATAATTTTGTAAACATTTGTAAATATTTATCAGTAAGCGTGTCTCTTATCATAATTCTTATATTTTTCTTTATATTTATAAGTATATTTAAACAGTCTTCTATAACTGCATAAAACCTATCAACATCATATGACTCATTAGTATTATGAATTATATCTTCATATATTGTGATAAGTCTACTGTCTAATTTTATAAATCCTAACTCAAAGCCTTCTGTTCTCCTAAGTAATTGAGACATCCGTCTACCTCCACTATTATATCTATAAATGCGTTCATGTCATCTCTTGCTAATGTATCGTATAAAACTCCAAATATAACAGCAAAAGCTCTCTCTATATCAGTCGTATCTTGAACTTCATTTACTCTTTTTGTGATATAAAATGGCAAGCTAGTTCTATTTAAAAATTCAGCTATATGATTGATATCGTGGCTATAACCATAATTATAAACGTATGTTAAAAACCACTCTGTTATTATAGCTTCCGCCCACTTCTTAAAATAAGGTTTAAGTCTATCCACATGATGTAATATATCAAATTTATTCATAGATATATATGGTTTAAGCGGACCCCCTATATCAAAGTATTTAAAATACCAAGATGCAAGTGGACTTTTATTTATATAATTAGTGTAGTGATATATATTGACTTTAAATATCTTGTACATACTGTGGTTATATGCGTATGCTCTAGACACTACTTCGTCATAATTATCTCTACTAAAAATACTTTCAATATCCATTTCTAAGCATTCTTCAAATGTCTTATGTCTATTGTACATTTCTTATCCTCCTTTTTAAAATAGTTTATTTGAAACAGCTTAACATATATAGTTATTCTATTCCTAAATAACACAAGTATTATTGTAAAAAAAAGAGGGAGAGTTATTCCCCCTCCCAAACTTCCTTATGGTCTATGTAATACCTACATAATTTTCTTAGGAGATACCAAATAACTCCTGCGATTATCATAGGCTTCCATAGCCACATAAATAAAACTGTAAATATTAGAATAATTATATAGGCTTTCATAGACTCCTCCTTAATCTTTCCATTCGTTATACCCTATATCATATAGCACTTTTCTTAAAGTTTCATAGCTTATTTCTTTATAAGTTTTTCCTTTATGTTTAAGGTATACTAAAGATTTAAGTCCAGTATTGTATCCATCTGGGTGTTTATTATCAAACCCCATAATATAAACATTGAAATCACTCTTGCTTATTTCATCCCCTGGCATTATACCAAATGTACCACCATGTGGAGATGCTGTATTTCTCAATAGAGTATATTTCTTAGTATTAGTATTCATAACTACTAACACTACTGGATTTGCATCATTCATACCAGTGTAGTTATCCTCACCGTAAGACACCACAAGCTGTTTCCCAAACACTACCATAGACATAACCATCATCAAAACTACCATCATTTTCTTCATACTTTGTTCCTCCTTAAATTTTCATTTTTAAATGTAAAGCGGGAATATTTCTACTCCCGCTTATTTACTAAATTCTCCATTATTGCTTACTATGTTTTCTACCGACCCAGTTATCATATATACAAACGGGTCTTTTAGTAGATAAATACACATAAGTACTACCAAAATTTTCACATACTTATTAATGCCCATACTACATATCTCCATCCTCTAAGTCATATACAGAAAACTTACCTCCAAGTTCTTTATACTTAATAAGAAACGCATCTGCTGTTAAATCAGAAACACTTCCTATTTCAGAACCGTAAGTTTCACTAAATACAGCTGCTTCCTTAATTTTAGCATATTCATCAACTTCATCTGGTGTGTTGAGAATAACAGCCTTGTTATTAGGAAGAAGCACCAATGCTCCACCTTTATCGAAGTAGATTGGTATATTATACTTTATATCAACTACCTCGAATTCCTTCTTAGGAACTTCCACTTTCGCATACGCATGCTCAGTTGACACTCTGAATAGTGCCACTGTAGCTAAAAGAGCAAGTCCTGTTAAAAATAGTTTATTCATGTTTATTCCCCCTTTGTTATATTAAACATGAATATTGTAATCATTCCTTGTTCATATTTTTGAAGTCGTCTCCATCTATAACAGAACCTAATTCATATTTGAAGAAGTCTTCTTTCCCTATAAGCCAAGTTTGCCCAGCTGTTTCAATTCCTGGAACATATGGCTTTACTGTTATAGCATAGACAGTTTTACCATCTATGCTTAAGATTTGCCTATCTGTAACTCTGTATTCGTCGGCTATGAAGTCTCCTCCGTCAAATACAGATAATAACTTATTTTCAATAGCAGTAGCATTCATAACTATAAATAATGCTCCTAATACTATTAATACACTCCCTAGTATAGTTTTAATATTCTTTCTCATTATTACCCCCTATTTTTTTCGTATAACAAAAGTGTTTACCGGGGTTTCCGATAAACACCATTAAGTTACCACTTCCGTATTAAATCTATCCATTTATATCTCTTGCCTGGTTTTACGGTATCATAAGCAAGTTTGAAAGAGTTTATTTCTATATCTTTGCCATTATCAAGCTTAGCATATATAATAAACTCTTCAGCATGATGAATGACATATGGCTGCATAGTCATAGTTTTTCCAATCATCATGGGTCTTAAACCACTTGTAGTATATGCAGCCTTATATTCTTTATCGACTACAGTAACTATCTCGTCTTTAAGACATCTGTATTCAGCTTGCTTCGCATATATTACTCCACCTATGGTAGCAAATAAAGCTATAATCAATACGATACAAATGGTAGCAAAAGTTTTCTCTACTCTATCCAATGCGTTCACCTCCTATTGTAAAAATGTGAAATAGAACCAAGACACATCTTTTGTATTAGTATCTTCTACACTAATACGCACATTTGTATACATAGCAATGATATCACGTATACTACGTGCATTGGCAAATCCATTACCTCCTCCAAACATCATTCTAGCATTTTGTTTAGAAATTGGACTAAATGGAGCAGCTAAATGGTCTGTGTACATCTGATGACGGTCTAAAGTCGTAACATTATTTTGACCATCCACTATAGTCTGCAATGCGTTAGTCACTACATCCATAGGTAAATCAACATCAAGATATCTTAGAGAAGCTCCTATAAATACGTTAGGAATCATGCCAACATATCTGTAATTATCATCAACTTCAATCTTAACAATTCTTCTGCCGTTTCTGAATTTATGGATTAAATTCCATTTTTCAGAATTATACTGACTCTCTTTTTGACCAGTCATAACAACTTTACCAAGAATAGTATCTATCTCTTTTTCTTCAATAGACACTTCTTGAGTTTCATAGTCATATCTAATTGAGAATGTAGGTCCATCCTCACTCATTGGAGCAACTCCAATGACTATGTCATATTGAGTGTCTAGTTGTTTAAAATCTATTTTAGAGAATAATTCTTCAACAGATACTCTATCATACTCTTGTAGCCCTCTTAAAGACATAAACATTCCGTTTAGAGATATATTCATATCTAATTTAATATGGTCAGGAACTATATCCCTAACCATATAATACAACTTATCAATATCAGCACCTATCATGTTTAATACTAGTAACATATTGTTTATTTTCATATTTAATCCTCCTTACATTAATTACATTTGATATACATCTATACTAACAGAAATAGGACCGAATGACACGTCATCAGTTGTGTTACTAAACACCAAGTCCTTCATCTTTATAAATGTATCTAAAGCAGCTCTACCATCCGGATAATTTAAGTCATATCCTACGTAGTCAAAAACATTAATAATAGCATCTACTGTTAAATCATCTCTTATATCTCTCACCATCTTCGTGTAATCTGTTCCGCTTGCTGCAATAGCACTGATGCCATCTAAATCCTTATCTATTGTAATTACTATTGTGTCTATTATTAAATCATTTTTGTCTATCTTATACCCGTCAATAATTTTTCCTATCATAGCCTTTTTATTATTTATTTGATCTTGTGTAAACATATTCTTTTCCTCCTAATATTTTTAATAAAAATTTTAATACAAATTCACAATAAACTCCAGTAATAGCCAGATACCAAATGGTATCCAGCTATACTTTTGTCTTCCACAAAGTTTTAACTAGATACTATATTTTAAAAATTAGATTTAACACCTCCTTCGTTTCGCAATCTGATTTAAGCTTAATTGAAACTGGGCACACATCGTCCCCTAATTGTGATACTGATTTTAAATGTTCTTTTATAAATCCAAATGCAGTTTCCTCCCTAACGTCGTAGTTAAGGTAATCAGCTACTAAATCAGTAACTGCAATCACATTTTTAGTAAAGTGTAGATGTGTTACAGGAACAAATACATCCATTTGATAATATTTGCTGCTATGATACACAGCAATTTTCTTCATGTCTACAGTATTTGGTGTACGAAGCTTTCCTACCAATTCAGTTACAGCATCTAATCCCACTAATTCTTCATCTTCTGGTTCGTAGAAACTATAACCTTCGTTTCCTTTAACTTTAGACATACGAATTTTCCCAGATGCACTTACTAAAGCTATTTCAACAAGCCCAACTTCATTAATTGCTAGCTTATTAACAAATTCTTTAACCCAATTCAAATTTACTGTAGATGAAGGTGTACCTACTGTAACCGCATCCATGTCTTCAAATCTTCTTCTGATTGCAGCAAATCCCATTTGGACTGCATTATTCATAACTTTATTTAACCCGTTATTCCCATCAATAGTTATGTCTTGCATAACCACAACACTTACCACATTTTTCATATCTAATTTTACTTCTGCTATCATTTAAATCCTCCTAAAATATTTTAATGAATTATATATAAATAACCCTAGTGTTAGGGAACCTAGTCTTTATTTTTAACCTCTTTTTATGTTATGACATAACTTTCCATCAATGATAGAATAACTTATAATGTATTTATATCTATCTATCCCTGGAATGAATAGACTTACAGGTATGTCGAGACCATTCATTTTCTTAACATATTCATTAATAGATGGATTATTAAGTTTTCCTAAAAAGCCAAGGTCTCCTAAATTCGACTCTCTAAATGAGTCATCTACTAAAAACTCAAATACAATCTCACCATGAGCCTGTTTCTCTTGTCTGGCGATTACTTTTTCATACACACCGCCTAGCTTAAATACATTATTGCTAATATGTTTTACCACAGCATTAATATTTTCATTTTCTAAATTACTAAAAATAACTTTCATCATAGTTACCACTCCTCTTTTTTTATATTAAATTTAATTTCTTTAAAAGAGCTGTCACACTCTTCTTATAGTTTCTAAATAACGAATAGCCACCTAGACGTTTATCATAAGCACCATTAGCTATATTGATGCTTCTTTTTACTGGGTCTGGTTCATATTCAGACCCTAACAAGATTGGAAGCATCTTATCAATAGAATCATGAGTTTGTAACTCTTCTTCTATTCTTCTTTCCACTTCCTTTCTTTCCATTATTTCGTGCAATTCATTTCTGACTGCATCCCTATTATGTGACTCTCTTCCCATTATAGCATGTATCAAACTTATCATTTTACACCTCCCATAAATATAAACGGTTGCCCTTTGTAAGAGTTTGTTTCTCTATCAAAGTGCATCAACACTAAATTATTTGCCTTTGATATATTAACTGCATTTATAACAGCTACTAACGCAGGCGTAAAGCCAGTTACATATAGATATATTCTAACTCCTTTATCTATATGTAATAACCATTCAGTTGCTCTCCTTCCAAGACTCGAAAAGTCCATTGGGTCAGCTATTTCGTCGAAGACATAATCGTCTCCGACTTGAGGAATGTCATGTCTACCTCTACATAGACCAACGTGTAGTTCCTCTCTACTATACCCAGCAGGCTCAATATATGAGCATGCTTGATAACCGTATGTGTTGACATAATCAGCACATTCATCATAACTACCAATAAATTGATAGTCTTCTGCCTCGTAGGTATCATGTGTACCTACGAAAACTTTATAAATATCAACGGTTCTTTTCATATTAGTTCCCTCCCTTATTAAAGAATGCTCTAAGAGCTCTATAAATTCTATCTTTTACTACAGCTCTCATTTCATCCTCATCTAAGTATTCTGCTACAGCCAAATCTAGGCAACCAAACCCTGCAGCATGTTTGTGCCCTCCTCCATTATTTCCATAACTAGTCCCTATGAAACTAGCTACTTCAAATGATGGAGTTTCGTAATCTGGAGTTGTATAAACAGTTCCTCCAGATTTGTGGTGTGTTATAACCATCTTATCGCTAGGATGTTCTTCACACCATTTCTCTTTAATCATAGAAGCGTACTTCCATTCCGCCTCTAATATTACTATTTCTTCATTAAATCTTAAAGCATTTTCTGATGCTTTATTATATGCAGTGTTGCATAATGATTGGTAGTCATTGTAACAACTATCAATCCATCCCCAAACTTCAGGATGGTCTAGTGTCTTTCTAAGAGTTAATATAGCATCTAAACCTCTATATAACTCTTTTTCGGAGTCTGCGATTTTGTCGACAGTCCCCATCTTCCTTCCTAACGTCTTTTTATCTTCAGGAAGTTCAGGGATGTTTTTCCATTGGAAAGTATCCCATAAGTTTACAGCATAACTCCATTCCTTTAGCATGTCTTGAAATGCAAATGCTGTATCATTTCCCTTAGTGTTAAGGAGTCTTTCAAACATGCTTATATATGTGATAGTAGCACCACACCAAGCTATGTCAGTATATATTTTGTAGTCTTTAAGTTTATCACCCAAAGACTCTCTAATTGTATCTTCTGATACAAAATTACCGGCATGATGGTCATACCAGCTAAATGTCATGTTATCTAGAGGTTTTACTTTATCTAACTCTATGAACATCCTATCAGAAATCATGACTTCAATTTCTGAATAACTTTCACAGTGAACTGGATTTTCTTTAGCAAATCCTAGCCATTCATTTAAAATCCTTGTTGTTTCCTCTTGTCTGGAAGTTCTTTCCAAGAAAACTACAAAGTCATTTTCTAAAAGTTTACTAGCCATCATTAAATTAATAGCTGATGTAACGCCATCTAAATCCGAATGGCTTATTATGATATTAAGTTTATTACTCCCGCATGTTCCAGTGTGAACCATGTTGCTTTCTTCGTAAAATGATTCTAAGTATTTTTTCATATATTTCCTCCTAAAATTATTTTAATGAATTATATATTTTTTTTTGTAACAAAATTTTCTATTTTATAATACTTCTGATAGTTTTGTCATTTCAGCTACTAAATCTGATATTTCTTTTTGCAATGACTTAATGTCTGACTCTATATTTTTTATATCTTTCTTAACACTTTCTTTACCACGTTTCATTGTAGATTTGAAGAATTCGTTGTATTTTATTGATATTCTGTCACTTAGTATAAATAGTTCCTTTTCTGCCCCTTCTGCTCCATAAACCATGATGTATTCACTATTCTTATATTTTACTTTCATATGTAACACCATGTCTCTGGCATCATCATATGCAATGTGTAGTGTAGTGATAGTGTCGTCATGTTTATTTTCATATGTATCACTGTAATCTAAGGCTCTGTAACTATACCAAGAACTTTCTACTTCAACTGTGTTATTTCTTATTTCTTTACATACAGTATCTCCATCTTTATCAATTCCTAATTCTAATATAATGTTTCTTAATTCCATACTTCTTCCTCCTATAATTATTTAAAATGTTAACAAAAAATTTCATACATCATTATTTAAAGAATGCCTGTGTATGAAATCAGGCATCCGAAGACACCTGATTTCATACACATTCTTATACATTCCAATTTTATCCAGGAATATATAAGAACGTCTCTTCATCAGACATCCTCTTATATTCCTAAATTCATTGTAAGTGCTATAGGAGCACCAGGGATATTTTGAGACCTCCTCAGGTCTTATTTTATTAATTTCCTACTTGTAGCAGAATATTTCCATTCTCACGAATGTAGAAACATCCTACTATATTTTGACTTTCAAATGCTTGTAGGATAGCATCCGAAAGTTCATCAAAGCCTACGCCTCTTTTGTGAAGCTTTTTGACGTAGGCTTTAACTTTCCTATTAACTCCTTCAGGAATTGTAGCTCCTGCTACTTTTCCTTGTAGAGTATAATAGTATTTTCTCTCCATATTCACCTCCTTCTAACTTAGCTACAGCGAATAGAAGACTGTAGCAGGAGTTATGCTTAGAAACCTTATTATAAATGGATAATGCGTGACATTTATATCCCGCCTCACGCTAGCGGATTTTATAAATTCATTCTTAGGACAACGGCCTTTCTCCATTTCCTAAACGATACAGGAGTGCAAGTCACACACTTTATGTTATCTCATTACCCAGCGAAGGGTTCCTGTATTATAGCTACCACACTAGATGCTGTCTAGTACTTCAAGAATCCAACAAACTTGAAGACAGATACTTTTACAACAGATCCGTCAGCTTGCTTTTCTTCTTTAGCATCTCTAGCACTGTGACTGTAGTAACAGTTATCAAACCCAACTGTTTTAAGAACTACACCAACAGCACCAAAGTGCCCCTGTACTAGACAGGCATCAAACTTATGGCTGTTCAATATAGCATGAACATCATCAGCTAGTGTTTCAACGTTGACTTGTTTCCAAATCTCAGCCTCTTCACTAGTCATATATTCAGGCTCATACCCTAATTTAGCCAATGCTTCTAGTTGTTCAGCATCTAGTTTGTGGTTTAGTAAAACCAACATTTTCTTCATTCAATTTCACCTACCTTTCTGAATGAATTTCTGTCTTTCCGGATTGTCAATAAGTCTCACGGCTTTTCCCCATAGACTTGCCATGTGTTAGAGTAGTAATGTCACCTACTTATACGTATCTGCAGCGAAGCAGTCTAACACTTAACTAGTTGAATGAGTCAAGAACTAGTCTTGATTAGTGTTTCCACCCCATTCAACTGGGTGCCCTATTAAGGCTTCCACTTCTTTTTGAGAAAGTGGTTTTTGTTTTTTACTCATCTATCTTCACCTCCTTTCTTTATTATTATTTATATAAATGTGATGATAAATAAGTTTTCCCTCGGAATATCGACCTAAACTTACATACAGCGTCCGCTATCATCTGAGGGGTAGATGATGTTGGACTGGTGAGGGGAGAACTGTATGCAAGTTTAGATACACTATATAATATATAGCTAACTTTTTATTAACTTTTCCCAATTCCTTCCTATGTTCTCTCTTCTGAAATTGGTATTTATATTATATACATTATAATATATGTCTAAAAAATATGTAAAAATAATCAATAAAAATAAGTAAAATTTAGCTATATATAATAAAGTATACAAATAAAATAATAAGCCCACCCAAGTCTTTTCATATATATTCTTGGGAACGATGGGCACAAAGGAGGAATATATATGAATAAAGAAGTTAAAGATTTTAGAAAAGCTGCTGAAATGGCTGGAATAGAAACAAATTGGTTTGGAGAAGTTATATCTAGTAAAACAAGAAAATTTTACAACTCTTTAAATAAAATAAAAGGATGTAACTTGAAAACATTCAATAAGGTACTACAAGAAGCAAAGAAATTCAATATCTCTAATGTTACGATTTTAAAATGCAATGAGTGGATCGGAAACTACGGAAGAGTGGCTTCAGACTTGGACTTCATCAACACAAGACACATTCATTCACACATTGAGGCTCCAATAAAACAAATATATAGGGTGATAAGAGGAGTTTATAATTGGCATAATGATAGTAAGTATTTATTCGTAGAAGTAGATACTAATAATGACTCTAAATTATTTGACTTATATTACATTCCAGAGGGGTTCAAAAAAATCCAATATGGAGAAAGAGAAAATGAGATATTAATATTGATGGCTAATGGACAAGTCTTTGATATCTATCATCAATATTATTACTCTAAAAAAGACAGCAAGGAATTGAAAAAATATATAAAGGAACACGGATATGATAGTCCTAACGACTTCTACGAATATTTAAATCCGTATTCTGATTATGAAGAGTCTGAAGGATGTCCTGAATAAAAAAAATATTGAGCTCAACAATGAGCTCTTTATTTTTTTTGTATCCATTAACATATTTCATACAATATTAATGTAGAGACTGGTACTCCCTACATTAATATCAAAGAGTTCTTAATAGAAGAAAGTATTACACTTACGTTCTATAAGTTTAAATTCATTTGGATATTGTTTCTTAAACTTGGCTAGTTCGTCGAAATCAATACCATATGATTTAAAAACTCTATCATGAAATCTGTTGATGATTTGTGCTAATGACTTATCGTATATTGCACGATTAAATGCAGCTACAAATCTATCTTTGAATTCTTTGATATTTAAATCTGTCATTGATAACTCACCGTCCTTATACTATAATATACGTAAAGATATATAGTTATCAATGACGTAATAAAATGCATTCCCCTCTCAAAGGAGGGGTTTACATTTATTTACGCCAATCTTCATACGGGTCACTGTTATTTTTTAATTCCCATTGTATATGAGCCTCTCTGGCATTACGCACAGCATCACTACCTTTATTTCTAGTGGCACTAGCTCCAGGTGTTACAAAGAAGAAATCTACACCATAAGTCTCACACAATTCAGTAACTTTTTTACATATACTTCTAGCAAGCTCTACGTTTACTTCTTTCTTCATAATTATCACCCCAATACACTTTCCATTTGATTTGTTATTTCAGCTGGTATTAAGAACTTTTCTGTCTTAGGGTCATTCCATTCTTGCATATAGAACTCTCCCATATGACTTTCGTTTCTGTCTAATTCAAATTCTATAGGAACATCATCATAATATGTAGTTACTTGTTTAGCCATAATGTCAAATTGTAAGTCTCCTAAATGAGTTACACTTCTTGGATGAAACTCTTTAGCTTCTATTGTGTATTCTCCATTCTCATCTCTAGTAAAGGCTTTTTCCCAGAATCTTCCTGTATCTGGATTTACAAATAGCTTTACTTTATGAGGAGTCTTATTCATAATTATATTATCTATAGAAGTATTATAATTATGTCCAAGAGCATTGCTAGCATTTATAAGATTATCTTTTTTAGCTAATCTTACTTTCACTATATCCATCTTTTCATCAAGCTGGTCTGCTACTGTTCTTACAGCATTACCATACACATCTCTAGATACTACTATATCAGACCCTGGAACTGGAGCTATTGATGCACTGGGACTTTTGGCACCCTCCTTTTCTTCTTTATCCTTAAGCTCAGCATTAGCCGTTTCATATATAGGGTCTAAGAAGTTTTCTGGTCTTTTATGTTCTACAGTAGGAATAGCAGTAGGTGCTACCGCAGCGATAGGAATAGTAGTAGGAACAGCTGTAGATGTTGCCATTTGTCCTACTGATAAAGGACTGTTAGATATAAAGTTATTTACAGCTGGTTTTTCTTCTACTACTTGTTTAGCAGTAAGTTCTTTCCACAACTTTCTTTCAGCTTGCATAGTTTTATATTTTTCACTAGTAAGCTTTTGCTTATCTTCCAGTACTCTAAGTTGTGTTCCCATAATAGTAATGTCGTTATTTTGAGCAGAGATTATATCTGCAAACTTAGCATTACTAGCTTTCATTTCACTTATTTCTTTTTTTGTTTCATTTCTTTTAAGCATAAGTTCTCTATAAAGAGTATCATATTCTTTTTCATTTCTACCATAGTCTTTTACTATAGCATTCAAATTCTTATTTAAATCTACTTCAGAAGCATCTGCACCATTTACGGTAATACCTCTTGCAGTCTTATAAGAAGATGTAATAAAGTTTCCTATATTCCATTTCTTATCAATCTTTGCTGATTTGTAATCTAAATCAAACCACATAATTCCTCCTTAAAAAAATAAGATGGGAGCTATTACACTCCCATTATTTTTAGTATGGACGTTCGTATGATTCTGTATATGAAGAACTAGATTCTTCTGATAATCCATGAGCAGAATCATTTCTTGTATAAGTTTCAGTAGTAGTAGTACTGTTACTTTGTCCATTGTTTTGTTGTGCAGCCATAGCGTCAAGTTGTTTGATAGTAGCATGCCATATTCTAGCTGCTTCAGAAGCATCTAAAGCGTGAGCTATACTATCAATAATAGCACAATCGTTATAAACGAAACTTCCATTAGTGATAGGCATATTACTAAACTTTATAGATGACACTAAATACTCAGATGGGATAACTTTAAGTTGTCCTCTTTCAGGTATTTTAGCATTTATATCTTTATATACTTCATATGATGGAAATTTATAAATATATAAAATACTTTCTCTCTTAAACTTATCTCCCTCAACCAAATTCACCGAAGTGAATCTTAATACGTCTACGCTACCATTTTTAAATATAGGTAATGTCACGTCAAATAATACTGGAGCTGGAGCTTTATCTCCTGCTGTAAATGTTTTAGATTTCAAAGTTTGTAACTTATGGAAGAAACCTTGTAATAATCTATTCATATCTGTAGATTGATGTGGTATTACTATTTTGCCTCTTTCTACATACTTGTTATCTACAAGCTCTTCCATTTTAAAAGCATAGTCATAATCTTCCATAACTAAAACTAATCTTTTGTCAGGTGCTCCGTTCATTCCTCTTTCTTTCCAACTTGCAATCCATTGTGTTACCATAATTAAATCCTCCTAAAATATTTTATTTATATATTGCTATATATGCTTAAATATATATAGTTTATATCAAATTAATTCTCTTTGACTTTGTAGCTGGTTCTACATGATTTTCTACTCCAGTTAAAACAAAGTTTCTCATGTCGATTGAAGCAGCTTTAAGTAATGTAGGCATACCAAATTTAACTCTTCTAGCTACTAGCATTTCAAAGAATTCATCATCATTCTTACTTTCATTAGCAAGCTCTTTAATCAATTCTTCAGCAGGTGCATCTTCATTTATTTCTTTTGGTTCTTCTTGAACTGGTTCATTATCTTCCACATTAGAGCTGTCCTCTCCTGTATTATCTGAATGTTCTTCTCTAGGTTCGGTATCGCCTTCATTTTCATCTCCTCCAAAATCTTCTCCAAATATTTCTTCACTATTTGCATTTTCTAATTCTGTCGGAACAGATGGTTCTGCTGGAACTTTATCTTCTATTACATTTTGTACTTCAGCTTGTTCTACAGTTTCCTGTAATTTATTATCAGGTTCTTCTACATTAGCAGATGATACTCCTCCTGCCATTTTTCCTATAAGAAGAACTTTTTCTAATCTACTGATAAATTCAGCTTCAGTAATTCCTAACTTTGTTATAAGTCCTGTTATAGCCTCTACAATGCTGTTATTTGGCGTTGTAGCTTTAGGTTCCACTACTGGTTCAACTATAGGCTTTACTTCTTCAGATACAGGCTCAGAAAGCTTTATATCGTCTTCTACAGCTTCAACATTACCATTAAGAATATCATCAACAGTATTATCTACCATTTTATTATTAATGATAGTTTCCTCACTAGTATAACTTCCATCAGGATTTAATTTAGGAACTGTATCTGCATTATCTTCTGGGTCTAAATCTTCTGGATTAACTTCTGATACAGGTTCTACAAAAGAAGCAGGGTCTATATCTCCATTATTTTGGATACTAGTTAAAAACTCTACTTGACTATCTATTTCAGAAGTATCAGTTTGTTCAAAGTTTTCTAATCCAGTATACTCTACAACTTCTTTCATTTCTTCTTCTTGTTTTCTTGCATTTTCTAATGCTATGATTTCACTGTCTCTAGCTATCTTTTCTATAAGAGCAAATACTACACTCTTATTAAGTTCTCCATTTTCATTATGTCCTTCCATAGAAGCAATAGCTCCTGGGTTTACTAAAGACTCTACTGAGAATCCTTTAAGTTTATCAGCAAAGTTCTTTAATGTAGCAGCGTCTGATTTATCTGTTACAAAATAAACTCCATCCCCAGGTTTAAGCATAGGACTGTTATTATTATCTAAACAAGATTGAAATATAACTCCTATCTTTTTATCATTATAAGCAGATGTGAAGAAAGAACCTTCTTTTTCAGGAAGTTTCTTATGTTCATTTATATTTCCATTATAAACTATCAATGCAGAATTTTCATCATTAGAACGTTCTATCCATATAGGTCTATCTAATCCATAATCCACATATCTTTCATCCGTAAACCATCTTTCTAAGTTCTCTAAAGCAGTTTTAAACACATATGTAGAGTTTACTCCTCTAATTAATAGTGCGGCTTTCATTTCTTATTTTACCTCCTCTAAGCGTCAATAAACGTCATATTAAATTTATAGTTATCAGCAACTGGAACGTATACTGGTTTAATACTTAAAACTTCAGGTGGGTCCCAGTTATTTACTTTGTTGTTGTTTCTCATTATAGTCAAGTGGTCAGGTGGATAATTATCCAAGTTCTTAAATTGTAAGAAGTCAACACTATCTCCAGCTTTATCCATAGTATTAAATACGATAGCATTTAAGTTGAAGTCTGTCATTAAGTAATCATGAGTTATTAAGTGTTGATTTAATTGAGAAGCAATTCCACTTTCGTCGAAATCACTATCAAGTTTACGTATATATGCAGTAGGACTGACTTGTAAGTTTATAATAGGTCTTCTTACAGTGTTTCCTACATCTAAGAATTTACTTAATCCGTGTGTCTTAGTAAACTTTATACTTACTCTAAATAATGTTTCTAATTGGTCGTGTAATGTAGAAGATGTAAGTCCGTATTCATCAAGTTCATCGTATACATTAGATTTAATAAACTTAGCTATATTATCTATTTCTTTTACTATATTCATTCTATTTTTAGGACTTCTCCAGAACTCCATTTCAACTAAAGGTATAGCTACAAACTTAAATAATCCATCTACTGATATAGATGTTTGTAGATATAAGCTATCTGTAATATCTCTGAAGAACTCTACAGTACTTCTATAAACATTTATCTTTTGAAACTTACGTGGAATTTCAGGTACAGCAGGAGTTATAACAGCTCCGTATGGGTCTCTTTCTTCTGGTATAGCTTCTACTTTAGGAATTATTCTAGAAAGTTCTAATTCTACTTCTGATTTACATTTTATTAATTCTGTTGCTTTATGTTGAGGGTCATCTAAATCATCTCTAAAAGTGATTTCAGTAACGTCTCCCCATATTCTTCTATCTGTGTCTATTTGGAATACAATATCCCATTTATCATCTTCTTGCTTTTCTACAGATGTTGCATATATTATAATATCTTTTTTCTTATCATAAGACTTTACTTTAAGAGTAGCTTGAAATGTTTGTCCTAATATTGGAGCATAATCATCCCCAGATTCACATCTCATTTGAGCTCTTATTTCATATACATTTCTAGAAGCTGTTCTAGTTGTATCTGTAAAGTCTAAATAGTCGTTTACTCTAAGAGATGTATTAATAAATCTTACAGCACTACTATTAGTATATGTTTCAAATGTAGAGAAACTTAAATACGGAGTATCATATTGTCCCATAGCATAAGACCTTAAGAAATTATTTTTAGGGTCATAGCTAAATATAAATGGAGTTACGTAATAATAGTTCATAGCTATATTATTTGGGTCCATTAAATTGATACCTCCAACAGCACCAGGAATGTCATCTGTCATTGTATTCATACCAGGAACTATAGTACTAAAATCCATAGCTCTAGTTTGTGTACTCTTAACAGCATGTTTATCACTCAGAGTAGCATATATATTAAATATTCTATGCTTAACATCATTTAAAACTAGTTTAGGTTCAAACTTACTTTCACCAGGATAGTTAAGTAAGAATGTCTTCATATCACTATCAGTGTCTATTCTACGTCTAGCTCCCTTTAGTTTTATAATGAAATTACGCAAGTACTCTCTATCAGTAACTGCCAATTTAGCTCCATCACTGATATAATAATCTACTCCGACTGGTTCATAATCAATGTGAGTAGTATTCATTTCTATAGTTTCAGGTATAGCTTGTTCTATTGTACGAACATCTCTACCTGCTGTTTGATGTATTTCTACTTTAAGCATTCCTCCGACTGCTGGTTTAAAACCTCCTTGGACATACTTAAAATCTATACGTATTTTATTTTGTGCTTCTATTCTATATTCTAGATAGTCATCTGCTCCTCTAGTAAAGTAAAGTCTCTTTCCTATAGGTCTCCATTCTTCTCCAGTATTAGCTCTATAATATAAGAATATATCTGATATCGGTTGTTTTGTTTCTACTAAAAACATTTGTAATTGGTCATCCGAAAAGATATATTCTTTTTCTTCTATTTCTACTTGTTTAAAAGATGCCTTAAATCCAAGTATTTTTACTCCTTGGTATTCTACCATTTGGACTAAGACATCTTCTTTTTTAGTACCTCTGTCTAAGTATACTCTTGGTGTTAAACTACCATCCATATTCTTAGTTACTTTTATTATATGTTCTTTTTCCACTGGCATAAACTTAAGTCCATCTATTCTAGCTGTATTTGTGTCAGTGTATCTCATTTCCCAAGTATTAGCTTGAGTTTTAATACCGTATATCATAACGTCGTTAAGTGGTACTCTTACGAACATATCTATTCTAGAGGGTTTTGCAATAGCTACTTCATTCGCATGCTGAGCTAATTGGTTCATTAAACTACTATAACGTTGAGCATGTATCAAACTATTTTCTCTTGCTATATTTCCAGTAAGTACAGAAATACTATCTAGAAAGTTTGACATTGCTTGTATAGTAATAGATACTGGAGATAATAGAGATAAGTCTTCTGGTTTAATACCATTTCTATTTAAGTCTGCAAGTGCAATACTCATTAATTCTTTTTTATCTTCTAGAGTAAATCCAGAACGATAACGTCTTCTATCTCTAATCTTTTCGTCCATTTATATCTCCTTATTTATTATAATGTGGATCATTTGATATTAAAACTAATTCTCTTGCTGTAGCAGTAGCTATTGGATATCTATCTTGCTCTAAAGCAATAGCGTTTCTTAAAGCTCTAGCTCCTACTTGTTTAGCATATGCAGACGCTCTTATTGCTTTACCAGCAGAATTATAATTTCCAGCTTTAATAAACCCGATAGTATTACTCCATCTGTTTATCCATCCAATACCCATATTAAAACTCATATCTAATATAGCTAACTGTCTAGCTTTAGATAATTGTGCATACCAAGGCATTCTTAATAATTTCTCTAATACCACTTTAATATGCTCTCTAAGAACAGCATTAGCTTCTTCTATAGATATACCAAACTTAGACCATTTAACTACATTCTCTCTAGAAAATGTACCACTCTCTAAGTTAAATCCATATCCTATAGTCCATATACCTTTAGTATCTTTATAACGCTTAGACCTAAATCCTTCATGTATTCCAATTACTTCTGTAGCATATGAAAGTAAACTATACGTATCTTTGAATTTTATAAATAATGGTGATGATGCCATTGTGTTACCTCCTATACATTACTATAATTACTTCTATTAATATATCCTGTTTCTTCTTGCCATCTGACATAGTGTTCTTTATTTAAGTATAAAGCTATAAACACTACTTTATCAGCATCTCCTCTTAAATCTATAATAGTCTCATCTGTAAACTTAAAATCAGGGTCCATTCTTTCATGATTATATTCCATAAACTCTAGATTTCTACGCTTACATTCTATATAGATTAAATCTTTTCTAGCCTCTTCGTCATAGCAATCATAAAGAAATTCTAAATATCTAGACATCTTTATATCTTCAGAAACAGTATCTATTATATCTAATACAGTATACTTTTTCCCATCTGGGTCGACGCGAACATCTTCCTCAGCATATTCAACTTCTACCATATTATATAATGACAGTTTGTTGTCAGTAAACTCTGTGAAATATGCTTGATAAATTTCTTGATATGTTTTAAATCCCTCTATTACGTCATCTTTAATACGAATAGCAGGATTATCTAAGTTAAGTCTTTCTAATGTAGCACTTAATCCATACATCATAAACTTAGGATAGTTTACAAGAAGCTCAAGTTTAGTTCCACAAGTTTTTACATTATTTTCTTCTATATTTATTTCTTCTATACTTTTAGCAACTATCGTTATAGGTGCTTGATATTTAACTACAAATGCTCTTACTCTATTTCCTCCATCTACGATATAATCTACTTGCTCTTTACTATGAGCTCTAAGTATTTCTAATAGCTGTAAATCACCATCAGTACCATTATCAGTTATATTAAATAATGTTTTTAAATCTAATATAAGACTGTCTGGCAACATAGTTTCTATCGTATAAGGAATATAAATAGGTTCAAGCATATCTGCTCTTTCTTGCTTTTGATAATAAATAGGCTTAGGTACTTCCAAAGGAAAAGCATACTTCATCATTTCTGATACTTCATATGCTTTAGCCTCTTCATTTACAAGTACAGAGAAGAATATTGTAGCAGTCTGAAATTTAGGACTTCCAAATATAAGTAAGTCCACATCTTTCATATAATACCAAGCGTCAGCAGGTTTTCTTTTTATTCCTTGTCTTCTTACTTCAATTAAAGCTATAGTAGGATTCCCTCCAATACGGTCTAATCTATCCATAGTGGCATAATCTACAAACTTTTCATGAGATGGGTCTATATTATATCCAGCTACTATACGTGGAAATATAGACCTTGAAAGAAGTTTCTTATAACTATCTTTAGTACGTTGAGCTTCTGGTAACTTATTTATAATCTCCGTTTCTAAAGAGACTATATCTGTATGACGTTTTACCCATTGCTCTAAATGGAATACAACGTGTCCAAATACATTATCAAAAGTATGAAATGTATTTACATTGGCATACGCTCTACCAGCTAAAGCTATACGCTTATACAATAGGTCATTATTATCTGCTGAGCCTATTTGATTTAATTCTTCACTCATATATTCCTCCTAAGAACTAAAGCCTAGCTTTATATTCAATCTTGTATCTATTAAGTTATCTTTATCTACCTTTTGACTCATTCTATAAAAACCTGGAGATATAGCCATCATTTCAAATAGTCCTTTGAATGGTAGTACTGGTTCATCACCTGGGTCGTCTCCTTGTCTAGGTTTGAATGAAGCTCTAAGTAATGGTTTTCTTTGAGATGGACCCTCAGAGAATATAGTCTTATTATCTTTACCAGTAGCTAATAACGAAATACCATCTGCTCCTTTCATATCTACCATATTGCTAAAGTTAAATCCAGATAGTAAATTGAAAGTATCATATTGGTCTGGAGCAAATGGAATAAATGTAGTACACTTAAAAGTCATACTAAAGTCTTCCATAAGTTCGTTTTTAGTTTGTCCCTCTAGTTTAAATCCGCTCAAGTGAGTAGGAGGTTCTGGAGGAATTAAGCTATAACCTACTGCAAAGTTAATTACATTCCAGTTTAAATCCACTACCACTGTATAAATACTCATAAGGTAATCTAGTCCTTTAAACTTTATATATTCATCTCTCATTGGGAATCCTTGCTTAGCAGTAAATTCCTTATACATAGAAAGCATATACATAAGCTTATATATATCTCCTCTGTTATTATCCATAAATGTTACAGTAATTTCATTTTCACCATATATTTCTGGAACGCCAGGAGTAGGCATAGATTTACCATGCATATTCATAACTCCCTCTCTAGAAGATTCTGGAAGTCTAGGAGGAGTTACGTCTTTTACATAGTTATTTAATAATTTAAATAGATTACTTTTATAAGCTCCATCTCTACATAATTCAGAATATAATCCTGGGTCTGTAAGGACGATAGCTTTAAGTTCTGGATATTGGTCTAATGCAGGATTCAATACATCATCTATTATTAGATTAAGATTAGGTCTAGTAAAGAATACATAACTTCTATAGTACGCATTAGTCTCACTTTCTAATACAGGTCTATTAATAAAATGATAACTTCTAGTATAGTTTATACTACGCAATATAGTATTTACATAACCATAGTCTTCTAGCATTACAGCCAATCTATATCTAAACTTTTCTCCAGTTTCTAATAACTGTTGAGTTTCCCATTCTTGTTGAATTTCTGGAGTAAGTCTCTTTCCCACAACGTCTTCGTTATTTACTATATTAGTTACCATAGAAGCATGCTTTGTAGCTAAGTTATAAACTCCTCCTAGTGCTATATCAGGAACTTCACTTCCTCCTTTAACATCTCCAAGCCATTTATTAAGACCTAATCTACCAGCAACTTTATTAAGAGTATCTCCAAGTATCTTTCCACTAGGACCTAATACTCTGGCAACTGCATCTGGAACTACTCCTGCAAACTTAGAAGCAACGCCTCCAAAACGTTGTGCCATATATCCGACGGCTGCTCTTCCTAATTGTACGCTGTAGTCATATGCTTTTGCTCTATATCCGTTTATGAATTTAGAACCTAATTCTTGAAATCTGTCTATCATATCGTTTCCAAATCCATATATGTCAGTCATAAACTGTTCTCTCATTCTTCCAAGTCCATCAGCTATATCTTGTCTTATTCCTTGTACTGCATCTTTGTATGCATTCTGTGCGGAAGCTGGATTTATTATACTAGTTATTGCTGCAAGAGCTCTACGCTTACTATCTTCAGCATTCGTTTTAAGTCCAGCTTTCCAAGCCTGTCTTTCAGCTTTAGCTAGTCCATTAAGCCATCCACTCCATTCAGATACAGTTTGATTTACACTGTTTTCTTTACCTTTTTTAAATAATCCCGCAAGTAATCCAGACTTAAGCTGTTTTATTAACACTTCTGTAGGAGTACTACTCCATCTGGTAGTAAAGAAATCCTTACCAGGTAAATATTCATCAGAAACATATTGATTTCTGTTATGTCTATATTCGTCTGTATTTAAATAACGTGTATTCCAATGTATTTTACCATGTTCATCTATATAATATCTATCTCCATCTGTAAGTATTCCGTGTTCTGGTAATGGGTCTAATGAACTTTGCCAGTGTTTATAATCATTGTATAATGCTTTAGAGTCTACATCTATTTTATAAGCATTTTGTATAGGAGTGGATAAAAGTCTTTTCCACTCTATATCCGCCTCCTCTTTTAATGCATCTAAAGCTCTCATTCTTTCGTCGGCAGTTTTATTTATCTTTAGGAATTCAGCTTCCCAAGCTTTGCCGTTATCTTTTATTATGTCAGCTATTATAGTTGACCAATCTGTACTTGGTGTTGCCATCTAATTCCTCCCTATATTAATCTCATTTTGTATATGCAAGTAATAGTTCCATCTACACCGTGTGGTACGAATGCGTGGTTTACTCTACTGAATACATAGCAGTTGCTTATAGTATTAAAAGTAGTACCAAATTTACTCATAGTTGCATCTGTACCCCACATAGTAGCTACAGCATTGTATCCAGAAGCTTCTGATTTACCTTTATTATTAAGATTAAACCATTCAGAAAGTTCTTCTTCTTCTATATTGATAGTAAAAGATGCAAGACATCTTATATCTTTATCTGTTACTAAGTTTTCATCTGGTTCATTTACAGAAACTTCTAATCCATCTGCTGTAGTTACAGTATAATTTATATCTATCTTTTTAGTAAAGAATTCTACATATTGAACATCTTGACCATTAGATAGATGATATGTTTTTATTCTATAATGAGCATATTTACTCATAAGAGCTCCCATCATATTTTTAGCAAGTTCTATATTGATACATCTGAAAGGAACCATTTGGTCAAATGTATATCCTTTCTTATGTTTATCATACGGAACTACATCTGTTCCAACACTTCCATCATACAGAACGTTATATCCTTTAATAAAAGGAATACTTCCAGGAGTAGTAGTAACTTCTGATAAGTCATTTACTACTTCAGCTTCATTATATAAATTACGTTCAAATGGATTCATTTCTATTTTAAATTCTTTATTAAATAAATGTTTACAAGTTGCCTGAAGTCCACTAAGTAAAACTTTATTCTTTCCTAATTCTACTTCTTTAAACTCTCCATTTGGCATTTGTTCCAATTTATATAAACGTCCGTCCCATAATTTGAAATCATCTTCTATGTTAAAAAATATCTTTTTTAAATATTCTTTTAATTTATTAAACATAATATCTCCTTTAACTTATTTTAATATCTCCATATCTAGTAATTAAATACAGCTCATCATCTACAGTTAAATTATCACATAAAGTATTATTAACTTTTACATCAGGTTCTACCCAATGATATTGAGTATAATTCCATCTAGGAGTTCTGAAACTTATATCAGATATAGGTTTTATCTGGTCTATCATAAGAAGATAATCATCTCCATCTCCCATAAGTATTATTACTCCTCCATCTCCTAGGAATTCTACTCTCCAAGCTTTAAATAATCTTAATATATATTGTAGATACTGCCCTATTCCTCCGTATAACATAGAAGCACTGAATATAACTTCTGTGATATCTGGGAACGAACCATTGACAGCATTTTCTTCAGCTTTAATTACATTCTCAATAGCAGTAGTTAAGTTGTCAAATTCCATGTTAAGCTCTTCTACACTATCATGTATCATTATTTTATCGAAATGATATGCAAGAGCTGGGTCTGTTTCTGTTAAATAATCATACCATGACTTATTATCGCTACCAGTAGAATCAAACTTATCTGGTTGTTTCTTAGCTATTCTTACATAATTATATACTTCTAAAATCATATCCACTTCTTTATGATTTCTTGCTTGTAGTAATACAGCATCTAAGAACTTTGCTAATCCTATACTTCTTTCTATTTTTTGTAGCATTTTGATAAAGTCATCGTTATTATTTACAGGGTCTGGAAATTCTTCTAGCGTGATATCTATTCCTGTTTGTGCAAATTCATTAAGCCAATAGAATCTTATTGTAGGATGTGTTAATATTGTATTAAAATCTAATACTTTATCTACCCAGCCTACAGCATCTGCTATTGGAGCATTTATATTGTGAGTAGTATTATAGTTTACCATAGTCATAAAGTATATCCACATCGCGTAGAACGAATGTGCAGCACCACTACTACGATAATTTACTAACTTAGTCTTAAGCATATCTTTATATTTAAGTATATATCTATGAACTACTCCTATACCTATTGTGAAGTCACTTATCTTAAGGATATTATCTATTCCTAAATACTTACTTTCAACATAAGCAAAATCTTCACTAAATACAGAATGCTTCATCTCAGCACTATTTTCCCATCTAGGGTCCATTTGTACTACTTCATCATATGATAATATTACTTCTTTAGTTCTACCTTTACTATAATCTTCATATTCAGGTAGTATATATTTAATAGACTTCGCATGGTTAATATCAGCCCATTCGTCATCTAATCTATTTGCTTCCGATGTAGTGTTTCCTACTCCTCCCTCTTGGTTATCAAAGTCCATAATATTGGTACTATTGATAGGCTTCAATACAAAGTCTACTTGATATAGACTTTCAGGAGTAGTTTTAAATACATCTAACTTATTACCTGCTACGGAAACATGTCCTGGATTTGCTTTCTTAAGCTTTTCTTTATCATATACTCTTGCATCATTATATTCAATTCCAGGAGGAATTAAAGCTCCATCTGCTCCCACAGGATAATTTATATTTGTAACATCTAAGTTTCTTGGTCTTTTTCTTATCCAATACTTGTATAATCTAAGTCCACTGAATATCTTCTTAGCTATGAATACTAAAGCGTAGTTTGTTCCTTTATACGTAGATATATAGTTTAATACGAATGTCAAGCTATCTCTATAACTATCTGGCATTCTAGATGGGAAGTTAAGCCCAAGCTCTTTAAACTTGTCTTCAGACTCTTCTTTCGTAAAGCTTGTTTTATTCAATACATTACTATATGTAAATATAAAGAACATACAAACAGCACGAAGCTTTATAACAGTAAGTTCTAAAGCAGAGTCGTAATCGCTACTGTCTCTCATATAAGAAGAACCATATGTCTTTAAATACACTTTACGTTCATTATTAAACATTTCTCTATATACATTAAACTCTCTTTTATTAGGAGTGTATAATATTTCAAATTCTTGTGCCTGTCTTGCTTCTATTAAATTTATATCTTTATCTAAATATTGCAAGTATTCTTTATCTGGATTTTCAGCTATAAGCGTATCCAGTTTCCCACTACGCTTTAATTTAAATATCTCAGATTTAGGCAAATTGTGAATAGGAACTTTTTCAGTAGAAGCTATTCCGTGAGTTACCACGGTTCTTTCTATCCATATATATTCTGACTCGTCAGTGTTTATAGGAGGCTTCCCAAGAAGCATTCTATAATAAGGATTATATTCTACATATTTCTCTATTATAACATTACTTCTTAGGAAGTCCATTACAGAATCATATATATCTAAATCTTTAAGCTTAGATTTTAATACAGCACCATTTTTAGCATAAAATTTATCCCAAGTTTCTTTGTCTATAGCATCAGATGGGTCCACACTACGGTTTATAGCTTCAAATAATTCATCATCTATAAGCCAGTTATAATCAGATAGAGTGTCATATTCTTCAATAGCAGCTCTATATCTATTAAATTGTGCTTTTTGGTCCATCTCAAATTCATAGGCCTCAGCTAACTTAACCTGTTTACAGATAGTACCTTCCATTAATCTTGTAATTTGTTGTAATCTACTATCTAAAACCTTAGACATAATTTCCTCCTTAATATGCTATTGGGTTTGACTTTCTTAATCCAAGTTCTCCTTGAGATATCAATATTTGTAGCTGGTCTGGTTTTACCGTATAGGTCGTTCCATTGAGCATTACTAACTTCACGTCTTTAGTCCAATCTATAATAGTATACGAAGTGTCAGCTCCAGCTATCTTTGGATGTCCTGTACATCCATCACTATACATTTCACCTTTCTTAACAGTGAATGTTTTAGTAGCTGTTCCCTCTATATGTTCTATCAACACAGTATTAATAGCTACTGGTTGTCCATTTGCTGTTATTTCTACTATCGCCATTTATTCATTCCTCCTTTACATTCTTAAAGCTTTTTCTAATGGACTTATTTTCTTAGCTTGTTCTTTTTCAGATTTGGCTAAGTTTATTATAAGAGCTTTATTTGCATCATTGGAGAATAGTCCATTAAACATTCCTCCTGTAGCTCCTACTTCATAAACAGATATAAATTTGTATTTATCGCTACCTGTTTCTCTTGCTGTTTTACTCAAATCATTAGGGTCTCTAATAATAGTAGCAAGTAATAACTCATAAGAAATATGAGCTGCTTTTACTTTCTTATTTGCTTTCATCGCATTAAAGATAGTTATTAAGTGTAAATCCATAGGAATTAAATTACTTACATTTCCTCCCATATATAATTGGAATATCTTAGCAGTAGTCATTTCTCTTTGATACGAGTTAGTTTGAATTAAGAATACGTCTCCTTTATTATATTTAAATATTAAGTGAGCTTCTAATTCTCTATCTTCTTCTACATTAGGTCTTATGATTTCTTTAGGAGTAGATTTTACTTCTGTTCCCAAAGTAAGAGTATATTCTTCATTTCCAGCTGTAAGTATACTTCCATATGCCAATACGTTGTAATAGTTGTATTCAGCATCTATAGAAGATAATGGAATTCTCCAAGTAATGTCTTCTAAACAGTATATCTTTACATTATGGTCTATTGGGTCTTCTTTTATTTCAAATAACTTCTTCTTTCCTTTAGGATATACGTAGTTATTTAAATCCTTTATTACGAATTGTGTAATATGTAAATCGTGCGTAGATTTCATAAACATATTAAGTATACCAGTAGCAATTTCTCCTACATATAATCCTATTGGGATTTGGTCTTTTCCTAATATGTCAAATGGCTTATCTCCAGCACAACAGCTACATACATTCGTATCTTTCATTTTACAGTGCATAGGACTTCTCATAATGAATTTCTTATTTAAGAACTTATCGACATTCTTCATAGTAATCTTTACAGATTTATTACCTACGATAGCATATCTATTCATTATATCCCATTTATTATCTGTTTCCATGACTATACCTTTTGTACTACCACAATCTCCACGAATTCCAAACACATTTGAGAATCCGTTTACTAATTGCTTATATAATACTCCAGCTAAGGCAGTCTTACCTCCTCTATCTATAGCTCCTTTTTGAGCAGTATTAGTAAGTTCTGCAGTATAGTCTAATGATATTCCGTCTGCCAAAGCATCTTCTACAATAACTTCAGCAGTACCATCCAAGTTAGGTAAACTTCCCATACTTACATTCATAGTCTTCCAGTCGTTATTCATCTCAGCAGCAGCTCCAGATTCATATAACTCCATCATATCATCCTCAGAGAACATCTTCTTAGCATTATCCAATACTTGCTTTTCAGCCTTTTCTATTATACCCATATCATGAGTTTTTCTATATTCTTGGAAAGCTGGTTTCATTATACTGTCTCTCATCTTCTTGTATTCATCACCAGGCGTCATCATATGAACAGTGATACTGCTATTGAATACAGTAGAAAGTCTTAATCCGAATTCTGTAAACATGTCTATAGTATGGTTTACATCTCTCATAGTAGCTTCCTTAGTCATTACTAACTGAGCAAGCTCCATAAATATTTCATCCATATACTTCTTTGTAAATACAGCTTCGTGATATGGAAATGATTTATTATTCCAGAATGGCCAGAATACTATTTTATTTATTATAAGTCTACCAATAGTAGTCTTTATTTCTTTATTAAATCTCTTTATAGTGACAGTATCATATACTGCCATTTCAGGTTCTTCTTCAGGGTCATATGAAGACAGATGTTGATATATTAAATCTATATCTAAATCTCCTTCTTTACAGTCCATAATAGCTTTCACAAATGGATGGTCGCTACGTATTTTCTTTGGTTTTTCATTATGCTTAGCGTCTCTACTAAGACTGTAATACGTTTGAGTTCCATCTTTTCCTGTAGCTCTTCTGAAGTTTCCGTCGTAGTCGTATGCATTAAGTAAAGAGTTTTGAGCTTTATGTACGTCTTCTACAGCCTCTTTACTATTTAGCGGTTTATTTGAAATTTTGTCTCCCTATAATGTTCAGATTGATTCGCTACTCTCAATCCCGTATGTATAACCATACTGCTATATATTTCTATATAGTACAGACTATATCTTCACCATGTAATAAGATAATTCTTATTATTTAGGTGTCTAGCACTTCCATTCGCTTGAATGTACTCCCTCCACGGGATAGTCGTTGAGCTTTATAAATCTACATATTTTTCATCAAATTCTTTTCTTTTTTGTATAGCTTCTTCACGTGTGTTACACCAACAGCTGTAAGTTTTACCTTTAAATGATTTAAAAGCTCTCCATTTCTTTCTAGTCTTATGATAGTTCACTCCCATAACTCCAGATTGGTTATTTCTAGATAGTACTACTCTTCTATTAGAACCTCCTCTGTTCCTATTATTAGTAGCAACTGTACAGATTCTTAAATTACACTTTCTGTTATCTAACGTATCGCCATTTATATGATCTACAACCATTCCATCAGGCGGATTCATTATAACTCTATGTAAACGCTGTAACTTGTTATTAAATAGATATACTAAATGATCTGGTTTTGCAGGATCGTGATATGGAAACCATGTGAAATCCTTTATCTTGTCAAAATCATCTTCATCGAATAAAAACCTAGTTAATACTCCAGTTCTAATATTCGTTACTAATATAGCTGAGTTACTCCCATCTAGCTCATAAACATTTAAAAATCTTGTTGTACCTCTTACAACTCTACGCATAATCATCACTCCTTAAAAAAATATAGATTTATCTTAGCTGCTGATAATCCATTCGTCGTCACTTAGAACCCAACCTAGGGCTTTTATTGCATCATATGACATCTTTATCCTTGTTTCTGACTTTCGTCTCCGTATAGGCGATAAAGCTTTAGGACTTCCCAGCAATTCACTAGATATTTTTAAGCACTAATTTTCATCAGTACATGACTATTGTTATCCCGATAATCATGGTCGCCATTGAATCCAACAGCTAGTCCTGCATACACACGACTTCCTTGCTCAAATATTTTTTCATTGTAATGATTCTTTACCCAATCGTCTACTAACGGGAATACTCCATCATATGTAAAGTCTAATACCTTTACTGATTTAAGTAAATATGGAGTAAGTGTCAGTGCAACTGGGAATATATATTGCTGTGATAATTGGCTATCTACAGGGTAACGCGTAGTAGCAATTCCACGATTGTGTTTTAAATCTGCAAATACAGTACAAGTTATATAGAAGAATTCTAGCCAAGAAAGGGTTTTCTTAAGTGGACTAGGAGTTCCTTTATTATCTACTATAAACTCTAATTCTATAGAAGCAAATTCTGTTCCATTCTTACATATAGCAGGGAAATCTGATACACGGAAGAATGGGTCTTCTAATTTATCTATAGCGTCTGATAAGAATTCTACATCGTAATATGCAAGTAAATCTTGTTGCGTATCAGGCGGAAATGCGTTTCTGTCATATAGATAATCTATAAAGTTTTTGCTAAACTTAATTACTGTATCTTTAAACATTTTACAAAGCAAATGAATAGGAATTCCTATATCTGTATACTTTTGTAATCCTTTTCCAAGCTTCTTATTAGTCCACACATGTGGAAGCATTACTATAAGAGAGCTATTATCTACAGAACGGCTCAGTATTTGCTTACGTCCTGTTCCTTTTGGTCCTACGTGTCTACCTTTCATAAAGTTGTAATATTCGTTACAAGCTCTTTGAACTAGACATTCTATATCTCTTGTTTTTACATCTATCCCCATAGACTGTTTATTTCCTATTGATGCTAATACATTACTATAACGTATTATATCTGATAATAATATATTAATGTCGTTTACTAATATCTTACTATCTTCCTCTTCCGACCTATATGCTATTGGTAATACATATTGATGGTGTTTAAACATTTGTTCTTTTGTAAACTTACTTATAGAAGATTTCATTTCTTTATTTGCGTATTTACCGAACTCTTGTTCCCAAGAACGTGTATCTATTTTCTCCCAATTCTCATATAGAAATCTTGGTCCTCCTCCTACTATATCCCCTGGCTCTGGCATATATTTATCATCACATGGTCCAAACATTCCTTTTCTTATATAGAAATCTCCTCCATTACTATTAGAGGTAGCACAGTTTGCTATTGAACGTTGAACGGTTCTGAATATTGCTACGAATAACGGACGCATTACATAGCAGTGTAAGTTTATTAAAGCTGCTTTTGTTTCTCTATCTTCGTCCGTTACTCCAAATATATCTTTTGAAAATAATCCCGTAGGACTATTCTTATCAGCAGAGTTTATAAAAGGAAGACCTTTTCTACTTATATATGCCCCATAATTCATTATAGTTCCATACATAATTTACCTCCTTATAATCTAGCATTTGTTATCTTTGGTATATCTAAAAGCTTCATTTTCGATGCTTCTTTAGTGGCTGCTTCTTCAAGAAGTCGTAACTGTTCTTCTATCTGAGCCTGCACTGCTGCATCTTCTGCATCATCGTCCGCAAGTGTATTATTATTATACTTTTCTCTTGGCGGATATGATGTTGCTGGAGGAGGATTTATTTCTGCTGTATCCCATAACACTTCGTGCTGTTTAAAATAGTTTGGTATGTCTGGAGCTTTAGGATACATTTCTCCAAGCATACTATTCACTTGCTGTCTATACGTAGATGCTTCATTATATTTCTTAATCTTCGCATCTATAAACGTTCTAAGCTGGTCTAACTCTATAAGTTTTAAACATACCCAATAATCGCTATTATCTTCTATATACGGCTTATCAGATAATAAATCACTCAATTTTAAATACTTAAGATTTCTATGTTCTCCAAGTCCCAGTGGAGTTTCTCTTAAGAATTTAATATCGGCATCTTTAACTCCATATTTGGATATAACTCTACTCATATATGCATTTGCTATTCTACTAATAGCTTCCGTACTGTCTGGTACTTTAAGTTTCTCTGGGTCATTCCATTTATAATGGTTAACTTCATCTGTAGTAAATCCTACTTTATAGAGAGGACTTCTAGTACTAGAATTGATATGTTCTATAAGTCTACGTCCATCTTCTTTTCCAAACATAATATAATACGGATTATTATAATCTTGTATCATATTTTTATCATTGTAATTATACGTTTCTTTGTAGTCTCCAGGTCCACTTATAGTTATAAGGTCATTATCAACAGTAACTTTCTCTTTAGCTGTACATTCATTATCTACGATATATTTGATGTTTTGGATTTTATAATTATGGTCGATGTAGTAATCATCTCCCTCTTCTGGCTCTTTTCTTTCTATAATACGTTCTACAGTATATATTTCTTGATAAGACATTCCGTCTATTTCAGGAGCAGCTAAGAATTTCATAGCTTCTTTTCTACTTCTATATAGATTTATTATACGTTCTCTAGTACGATTATAACGTTCTGGCTTAGTAAATTCCATACAAAGTTGAATAAAAGCTTCTTCTGTATGAGTAACTAAATATCTATCGTAGAAGTTATTAAATCTAGGGTCGTTCTTTATTATAAGAACTGGGTCTTCTCCCTCTTTATATTTAAGAGCATCTTTTAAGAAATCTGGAATAAAGTAATCTCCTCTTTCTATTATGTCATCTACTATAAAATCTCTATTTGGTACATCTATCGTTCTATATTCTTCCATATATTTATCCACTTCTTCAAACTTGTGTGTAATAAGAAGAGATGTAGTAAATCCTGTTATGACTGTTTTAAGTCTTGCAGTATCTTCCATTTCCTTATCTAGATTAGTCTTTCTATTTATTTCTCCTCTAGATTTTTCTATATATTTCCATATACCTGGTTTTACTACTTTATGTTTTAAGAAGTTATGAATAAATTGTGGGTTCATATAATAAGTAAGTGGAGATAATTTTCTAGGATTTAATACTACCATTACCATATATGTAAGTCTGTCTAAATCACGTAAAAATATCTCTTCATAATAATCCGTTTTTATTGAGTTATGATACACTTGGAACATTGGAAACTCTCCGTCTAGTATCATTGCCATTACTGTTTCTAAAACAGTATCTATTCCATCTAATAATGTTTCTAAAGATGGAACATCCCCAGGCATCATGTCTGGGGGTAATACTATTTGGTCTAGAAGCTCTTGTGTTCCATACCATCCACCGTTAAGAATTTCATTCATAAATATATTCATGTCATTCTTATCGTTAAACGCATCTACGTCAAAACGCATCTTTCCTTCAAACATGCGTTGATTTATCTCATCTATGTCACGAGCTGCACTCATGTTAATCTCCTCCTTGTATTTTTTATAGTGTTGCTAAAACATGTGCAGTATCAGCCCAAGTAACAGTAGTACTATAAGGTTTTCCAGCATATGTATACTCATATGTAATCTTAGTAGTTTCTCTTAAGTTCTTAGTAGCTGCACTAACGTCTAGCTTAATTATATTTTCTTCATTTGGAGTATGAACTCCTGGTATTTCATATAGTTTTTCTGTATTCTTCATTAGAGTAATTCCTTTGATATTAAATCTTTGGTTTTCTCCACGTTGAACATTATATTTAACTTCTCCATATAGCTTATGTTCTTTAACTTTAAATTCTAATTCAAAGTATGGAAGTTCTGGAGAAAGTGTAACTGTTTCTTCTTTATTTAAGAAGCCTTTAATTCTGTATTCATATGTGATAGTCTTACTCCAGATATCATTAGCATCTCCAGTAAATGGCATCCAAAATCCAAATGATGGTCTAATACTAAGCTGTCTTGCAGTAAGAGTAACATCTGAGAATCTTGCTGTAATTCCTCCCGATATAGACTTAATATTAAGCATTTCAACTTCAGTATCATTTGATACGTCAAAGCTCAAGTATATCATATTCGTTTCTGGATTTACTGCCACTTTATCTTTATTAAGTACTAAATACTTAGTTCCACTTGGACTTCCTCCTGGTGTAGGAGATGTTCCTCCTCCTGGAGTTGTAGGAACTAAAGTATCTATATCAAGATTATATGTATTAGAAGACACAACTGCTCCTACTACAGAAGCTTTAACTGTAACTATTCCTCCTAATGCTATAATCTTATCTAAATCCGTACCACTTATAAGAACAGCTGTTCTATTTGGTAATACGTTTATAGTTCCTCTAATTAGATATTCTGTTCCGCCTTTACTAAATGTAAGTACTAATGCACTTTCGTTAAATGCTGCAAGAGTATCTCTATCATATATGTATATTATTAAGTTTCCATTTATAAGTTCATGTCTATCTATCACTACAGCTTTTAGAGCTTGAGATTGTCTTCCTCCAGTATATTTACTATAATACTGTTCTCCAGCTGTACGCCATCTTGCAAGTACTTTATTATCATCTCCTATTTGATTAGGAAGTGTAGCTTGAATACTAGTACTATTAGCTGATATATTTGCACTGTAGTACTGTTTTATAACTGCATTTTCTAAAGTATCTCCATTCTCTATTTCATATAGCTCAAATTCTCCTTGCTTAAGACCTGTGAATGTAGCTGATACTATATTACCATCTGTCTTTATATCTCTGATTTCACTCTTAGATACATCAAGATTACTTCCATCTATTATAGCATTTGTATCTGCTATATTAGTGGCATACATATCTGATATCCACATAGGTTCAGAACCTACACGACATTCTATAGATATAGTACACCCGAATGGAAGAGTATCTTGTAAACCTCTCATAGATTGTAATACATTATCTGGGTCTAAGTTTATTTCTATTATATTATTTGCATTAGTACTCAAGTTAGGAATAGTCCATCCATATGTAGGATAAAACTTTCCATCTTTATAACTATGTACTCTTACTATTGCAGAAGTATTAGTAATAGAACTTGGAGATTTAAGCATGATTATATTCTTTTTCATTTAGACCTCCCCATCTGTAATAAATCCTACTGTTTCTAGATTAGAAGTAGTAGGTGTAACTGGAACTAATCTGACAGCAGGAGTTTGATAAATGTATTCACTCCATAACTTATCTGGAGTACGTCTCATTTCTCTTACTCTTATTCTTATACAGTCAGTATTAAGCAATTTAGCATGTTTATCTTCTGTTATATCACTTATACCAAAGTGCATTGCAGAAGCATTTCCTACAGTAGCATATATACGTTTTATATCTCCTTTAACAGTAAATCTAGCATCAGGGTCTACCATAGCTATTTCTATTAAGTCTCCAGCTCTTAAGTTAGGGAATGTAGCACTAAACATAGTATCTCCTATATAAGCAGCAGATATCAATGGTACAGCAGACCTAGCTCCAGTATGTGCTTGAGTATCTTGTTCTGTTCCAGGACCTCCCCATGATTTTGGAACCCAATTTGGTAAATTAGGAATCCCCTTAAGTCCATCTGTTCCTACTATGTCATCTGGATATCCATCTAGTCCGTTCCATCTCCATGGACATGGGATAGTATCTTTATTTATATTAGTACATCCAAAGAATACTCTACTGTAGTTAGATACAGTATCTGTAGCTCCGATGAACTCAAATCCTTTTGTAAGTCCTGTACATCCAGAGAAAGCTTCAGTGACATTTGATAACTTAGGACAAGCTGTAAATATGTTTTCTATAGCATCTGTATTAATTAATGTAGTAACGTTCTTAGCAAATGCTTTAGCAGAAGTTGCTTTAGGAGCTACTATCATCTTAGGAAGTTTTACTATATTTGTATTTTCAAACATTCCGTCTAAATTTCCATCTTCTATAGTAATAGTAAAAGCAGACATATCTGTAGGGTCTAATGTTTCTGTACTGTTATATGCTCTTATTCTACTTGGATAATAAGCTTTAAATTGAGCTACATTTTTAAATACCAAGTTCTTACTATCAAATGTACTTGGATATGCTCTATTTGTATTATATCCTTGATATGGATTTGGAGCTATAGGGTCATCTAACGTTTTACTTACATATCCAGTTAAATCAGCATTAGTATGTTTCCAGTATTCAGGGTCTTTCTTAAGACTTGAATCTGCAAATAATCCAGTAGCGTCTGTTACAGTAGCTGGAAGTAAATCATTTGCGTGTGGTACAGATGTAACATGAGTTCCAGCAAATGCGTGCGTTATAGACGATAACAATGGCATTCCCTTAAATAAATTAGGAGATATGCTTCCTATTCCACTATTACGATATAAGTTATTAACAGAAGTTATATTAGCTCCCTCTATAGATTTTACAGTCTCAGGATAATCTGTATTTTCAAATAGTCCATCTATATTAGTAATGTTATCATCAAACTTAACTGTAATATATCTCCATAAATGAGGAATTCTTTTATATACTTCCGCTAGTTCTCTTTTAGCCTCAGCTATATTATTATATGTAAATGTTAAGTTATCTGTATTATCGTCTTCTCTTGTAAAGTATGCTGTCTTAGGGTCTAGATTTCCAGCTAGTTCTTGTTTTACCATCATACTTGATGTAATGAAATCTATATATTGAACATCACTACGTGTACGAAGTATTCTATCTACATCTGCTAGTTCTGGTATATGTGTATCAGGAGCTATTCTAAGCTCTTTATTAGCATGCTGAGCAAGTGTAACAGCTGGTATATCGTCTGCTACATTATATTCTCTAACTTCACTATTAATACATTTAACACTTATAGTACCAGATTCTACTTCAGGTATTTCAAGCATAAATATATTATTAACTGTAGATGACGTTATATCTGCATCATATTTTAATTTCTTAACTATTTTAATAGCGTAACCATTTGCATATAATATATGCGGAGTATTATCTACATTAGTAAAAAAAGAAATAGGAACTTTCATACCAATAGATATAGCTCTTCCTGTAATATCTATACCGTCTATATCTATAGTTACAGGATATGTAGTGTTTTTAGGCACTTTAATATAGAATGGATTATGCCATGTGAAGTTCTTTTCTATCTTTGTTTTTTCTATAACTTCTTGCATATCTGATTCTAATTTATCTATAGAAGCAGTTATAGAAGCATCTGAAACTGATGGGTCTTTATTAACTAAAAAATGAAATAAAATCTCTCTAGCAAATGCTTTTACTTGCTCTTCTGACATTATTAATCCACCGTGTTCTTGAAACGGATTAGCCATTTATTAATCCCCCTTTCTTGTTATTATCTTAATTATACCTAAATCCATCGTAGTCTTAAGTCTTTCAAATAAATGAGTATATGGACTTTGACCTAATAATGGTTCGTATAAAGATACATTCCATACATTAGGATTTGCAACCTTATTTATAGCTCTATCGCTCTTATTCTTTTCTAAGAAGTCCATATTAAGATTTATACTAGCATCTGTATTTGTAAGGTTTTCTATTACTATGCTTGTAAGCTTTTGTCCATCTGGTATAGTAAAACCATCCATATAAACTTCTACAGCTGGAGAACTTCCTGTATAATATTTAACCTGTATTTTATTTGCAGGGTCATGTACATTATATACAGTATTACTACCAGATGCAAGTTTCTCTACTACGATATTATCTTTTACTTTATATACAGTATTAGCAACTTCATTATAAGAAACTCCATTTATATTATCAAATAATGAATTATAAGATGTAGTTGTAGAGAAATGCACTCTCTTATTGAATCTAGCATTTGTATGTATAAGCTTATTTATATGTTTAGTAGCAAACGTTTTAGCAGACTCTTTCCATACAGCTTGCTCACTTTTTATTCTAAGAGTTACTGTAAGTGGAGCTTTAAATAAATCTTTTATATTAACGTACTTATTAGTATCAGTATGTATCCAGTTATTGAAATATACAAATGCTTTTAAAGTACCGTTATCTTCATTCCAATCTAATTTAATTTCATCTAGTATCATTCCTAATACAGTATCATATATATCTAAATCTGTAATAGGAATAGTATTTGCTGTTTTACTTATCTTTGCAGAGAAGTTTATAGCAGATTCTGTATCAGTTCCATTTTCATTCTTATATTTAATACCTAATATGAAATCAAGCATTTCACCATCTTTAAGAACTTCACTATCAAAATCTTCATCTGTTTCTAATAAAGGCATAGGTACTTCTAATATGACAGTAGGGTCTATAGTGTTTATAGTTGTAGACACATCTGGACTATATCTGTCGTAATATATCTTTTTACCTAATTCTCTAACTTCTGCTCTAGTAGCAGCATTAGCATTAAGTAAATCTACAGATGCCTTTACTTCTTCAAGCATATCTTTAGTAGTTTTACTTAATTGTGTTAAAGATGGAGCTTCTCCATAGAAATACGATATATCTTTTCCTGTTCCTTTGATTCTAATTTGTGTTTCTCTAGTAAATGTAAATGAAAGCATTTGCCACTTTGTAAGTGTAAATGTTCCTTCTCCTACTATACTAAAAAAGATATTATCATCTGATTTATTTTGAATTACAAAATATGCACCCTCAGGTATAGTTAATACATCATTATTACTAACTATATCTTTATGCACTGGTTCTATGTTATAGTTCCTTAGAGGTTCTATATCATATGTAGTATATGTAAATATACCTCCGCCCTGTTCTTCATACCATAAATAAGAACCTTGCTTAACTCTACCATTCCAAGTATTAGGACCACTTAGTACAAATATACCTGCTGTATTAGTAGGTTCTCTATCTTCAGTAGTAAAGGCTAATCTTACAATGGAATTCTTAATAGCAGACGTATTTTGTGTAAACACGATTTGGTCTGCTGTAGTACTCAGAATAACTTTTTTCCAAGCCATAATTAATTCCTCCTTTAATTGTTTATCAACAGCAAGATTGTCAAGCGATGCGGTAAAAAAAAAGAAAGAGAGAAATTATCTTCTCTCTCTTCTTTTCTTTGTAACACGGCTTATTAACCATGTTACAAATATAAAACCTAGGAATGCCATTGCTAGCACTCCTAATACAAATGATTTTAAAGAAGTTGACATATTGTCAGCTCCTTTAATTATTATAGCTACTCCTATCATTAGGACTATTAGTAGTAGCCCTAATAATATATTATTTAATGTTCTTATCATAAGTGTATACCTCCATAATATTATTTATATACCTTATGATATATAGCTAAAAATAGCTTATAATAATTGGTCTATTTTACTAATTTTGAAGGTATCTATTACTCCTATATTACCACTGACACGTTCTTCTTTAGATAACTCCTCAGCTCTCTTCATATTAGCTTCATTGATAGGAACTATTCTAGTTTCAAGCATAATTCTTCTTAGTATATCATCATCTAGTGGTTCATTCTCTTGAGCAATCATCATAATAGCTATTGGGTCACTAAAGTCTTCCGCAAGCCATATAGTATTCATTACTCCATTAGTAACATCTTTGAATTGATACTTAAACCAAGCAGATAATTTCTTCATGTCTATAACTTTAGTTTCCACTTTATTCTTATTTCTAAAGAATCTTCCAATATAATACGTTTCTGGTACGACGTGGTCTGCTGTTATTATAAACATATTAAATCCATCTTCAATATCCATCATAGAATAATTAAAGAAAGATATTGCAACTTCATATACTATATTCGCATACGGAGTTTCGTATAGCCATACCCAAACATCATATGATATGAAACTATGCTTTTTGGAAGCTATTACTACATTATAATCTTCTATGTCTACTCTACGCTTATCTATATCAGACCTAAAGAACATATTTCCTTTATCATCATAATCAATACTATACATATATAGATTTTCATTAAATGTACTCTCTATCTTCACTCTAAAAGCTTCCTTATCCACTTCTTTGAGCTTATGTCTTAATTGGTTATAAATATCTATGATAATAAGGTCGTAACTAAATAACACGTCATTAGGCCTTATAAACATCACTTCCTTAGCTAATGTTTCATTCATATATATCAGACACCTCCACTTTTATAAATAGTCTGATTATAAACCATAGTGGTCTGATTATCAGTAAATGTATAAGTATTCCTAATATTACTAATGGGATTATTAATATAAGACTTAATATTAATCTCACAATACTAACTAGTTTTATAACAGGTAGTACTACATATTTTAACCAAGTTAATAAAAAGAAACTATTTGTAACATTTACTATTGCGTTTATGAATTTAGTGTCACTGCTTATCATCGTTATCTCCTTTTCTTCTTTTGTTCTAATATAAATTTACTATCAGGTCTATATCCATAACTATAATATTTATATATAGGTTCTGGTATCTCCCTGTAATGTACTTGAGAATACATATCTGTATAAATATCCTCTCTTACTTTTTTACTATGGTTTGCAATTACTTTCGGAAAACTCAAATCTAGTCCTTCAAATACCAGTCCAGACTTTCCTCCAATACGTGCAACTCTACTGATATTTTGCATATAATCTGCTGTACCAAAATTAAATTCTAAGAATATAAGTGCACGTAGATTCTTATTATCATATCCACGTCCCATAGATTTAGTAGTAGTAACTATCCATGGTTTAGTTTCGCTTATAGCCTTTTCTTTCTTATTTATAGTACTGTTATATATACCAATATCTTCTTCTTTAATACCATAATAATTTATGAGCTTATCCTTTACTATTTCACAATTTTCTATACGTCCTACATATAATGCTATACTACCTCCATCTTTTATTAAAGTACGAAGAGGACTATCATCTGATTTATAATAGTTCTTCATTACATAATCTAATAATACATCCTTTCTAGCAATATAGTCATTATATCTCACTTTAAAGAGTTTCTCATCATTCATATGCATTAAGAAGTATTCTCTTTTAGTAGGACTAAACTTATACTTAATAACATAACATTCTCTATTAACAGGAAGTCTTACATCCGCTCCTAGAGTTTTAGCATGTTTATATATCATTTGAAATATATTATCATCTGGTCTCATATTTTTAAACTTAGTACCAGTTAAGTATAAGTTATATTTAAAGTTTCCCCAACATTCCAAGAAGTATAAGTTCTTAACATAAGTATCGTATTCATCCATTATCTTCATATCACATTTGAATTTATTGAATATTACATTTGTGACGTTCATCATTCCATATCTTTTTATTAATGATTGTATCATACTGTGTGTTAAGAATATTCCATTTACTTTCTTATAGTCTATTTCCATAAACCCTTTAGATTGGTCTAGCCTTAAGAATCCCTCAGACGTTCCAAAGTAATCTACAAAAGCATCATAAGTTTGCTCTACTAAATCACTACTATAGACTATAAACATAAACTTACATTTCATCTTAGATACAATAGCAGCACTCATAAATGTTTTACCAAATCCTGGTCTTGCACAAACACAGACTCTTTTATCTGGTTCATTTGTAAAATGTTCTACTGCTCCTTTTACTATATCTTTCTGATGGTTCATTTCTTTATATTTAAGTGGACTATACTTTACTTCTTTATTATCATTTGGTATTATTATTTCTCTATAGAATTTACCTTTAATTAAACTTTCTAATAATTCAAATTTGATTTTGGGGATACAAATATGGTCCCCAATCTCAAAATATGCTGTCGGAACTTCTGCTTTTGTCATAAAGTCCAACACACTGAACTTACTACGTAAATTCATTGCTATTTCTTTACTTATGTAGCCACGTTCAATCCAATAAGCTGTTGATGTTTCGTAATTCATCTATCCTCCTATTGGCCTCTTGTTTTATTAACCTCACACATATATTCTCCCATACCATATATGTTTGAATCTTTTATCTTTTTAAATCCTATTCCTGTTGCAAATTTTTGACATACTACATTATAATCTGCAATTAATGCTTTTAATGTATTGTGTCCTGTATATATATTCACTTTACTTACTAACTTTGTAGCTATACCCTTGTTTCTAAACTCTTCGTCTACGTATATAGTATCTATATACGTATAATATGGCTCTACAGCAAATGCTATAAAGCCTCTACAAATTCCATCTACTTTGGCTACAACACATCTAATTTTATGTTTATGATAATATGTCTTAATATCATCTGCAAATGTTCCTATATTACGCATACGACATCCGTATTCATTTTCATCAATACCATGGTTTATATGGTCCTCACAGAGCCTAAGCTCTGCAAGGTATATATAAGGCATTTCAGATGTCCCAGCATGTTTTATTTCAATGTCCATTTTAATCCTCCTCATCGTCGCTGTAATCATCATCTTTTTGACTAACATCACAAATCTGTTTACATACTTCATAATTATATTCATTCTTCAATTCTATATCACTGTCATAATCCTCACGAAGTATTCTTTGTAATTCTTTTGGTACATCTGCTTCTGTTAATTCTCTATTATCTACTATATTATATAATACATCTGCCTCACAAGGCTCTACAACTGGTATTACACTTAAGATATTTGATTTAACATATCCATGATGTATCTTATTACTAAACTTCTTACTCTTATCTACAGAAGATGTAAGTTGATTTACGTGTATAATATCTATAAGCTCTGTCTTTTCAGTAGGCTTAGAAGACAAATCAGCAGCATCTCTCATCATAGCATTTACTATCATTTCATAATACATTGAATGGTCAAATGATACTTTAGTTTGACAGTATTTATAGAATGAGCTTAATTGTTCTGCTCTTGTCATTGATGATAGTCCTGTTCTATCCCATTTATCTTCTGGCAATAGATATTTACTTGTAGAACTGTGCATACGTAACATTACTTGGATATCTTTTGCAGTAAGTAATACGCTGTCATTTGGTATATAGATAGTTAGAGTAAGTCCATTTAATTCTATCGGCTTATCTAATAATATATCCACATATTCATCATTGATGAATAGTCTCTTAAATCTATATCCATCCATATCTCTAAGTTCTACTTTAGTTCCTACAGCAAATATAATCTTATCAAATTCAAAGTCTGTAATATAATTTGTATCTAATATGAAGTCTAGTATATTTTCATAATGTTTTCCTCTGAATATTACTGGTATTGGTTTTACAAAGGCATTATTACTATGTTTAATAGATATTACCTTTTGGAACTTTCCTCCGATTACATGCATACCATATTCATATATATTATTTTTAAATATACCTGTATCTTGTAAGAATTTATTATTAGCTCCAGTACATACTTCACATACACAATTTACACCATGACAATGATGAAGCATACGTAAACTTACCATAGCTCCTATAAGGTCTGTTCTATTTAAATCAACATAACCTAATATATTATATGTTATTGGGTCTACGATATATTTATATCTGTATTTTTGTAAATCTTTTGCACTCTTTATTTTGACTATTTCATAATCATGAGTTCCACAATCATGTACTACAGCTCTAGTTACATCTTTATTTATTTTAGTTTCTGTAAGAGCTACGTTTATAAGTTTACCCAATTCCCCTGGTTCTTGAACTTCGTTCTTTCCTTTTATAACAGCTTCCAATGCTTGGTTATCTAAGTGAACCATATCTGGTAAATTACGAAGTCCATTAAGCCATCCAGATATAGTATTATTCTTTACTTTACCTGGGTCTAATTGGTCTGGTTGTAGTCCTACTTGTACAAATCCCATTATCTGAAGTTTATTTGATTTAACACCAGATTTCAAGAAATCAGATAATGGATGTACATCTGCTTTTATTATAGTATCATTTATGTATTCATATTTCTTTTCCACAGTATATGGGTCATCTGTCTTCTTTATAACAGGATTTCTAAATAGCTCTGCGAACTCTGGATGTTGTTCGTATGCTCTTAAATATCCCATTAGACTGTGGTCCATTGATAATGTTTCATTTGATACTACTGATAATCTGTGGAAGCAACTGAATATATCCCCCAATAAATGTGGGAGCATTACCACTGGATTATCTATTCTTTCTTTACAAAGTTCTATTACATGATTCATATAGTTATTAAATCTTCCTTTGTAATAGTTATCTCTGTATATTAATTCTTTCCTTATATCATGAGGTACATCAAAATCTTCCAATACTTCAAATATATATGTATTTAAAATGCATCTTGACTTTATACCCCGTAGAAATATATCTTTTTCTAATTTTACTATAACTTTTTCATCTGAAAGTGGATTGACAGCAAACTCTTTCTCCAACTCTCTCATCTTGACTAAATCTCTACGATCGTATAATAACATTTCTTTCCTCCTACTTTTTGATATAATTTTGATTAAACATCACAGCAGGATTTATTCCATACAATCCTAATAATTCATATGCTAAATCTATAGATATATCTTTATTTCTTTCTATCTGTTTCTTAAGCATTCTAACTAAGCTTGACTTTCTTACCTGTTGTGATTTCATTAAAGGTATACTCTTTCCCTCAGAAAGAATAGTATTACAAACTACTCCTGTGAACATTGGCATTGGTACCAATGCAGGATTAGGTATTTTATCTAGTTTCATTTTTGTAGAAAATTCATTTGTACCATAACTTCTTAATGTACGTACTAACTCTTCAAAGTGTTCATTAATAGGAACTATTGTGAGATTCTTTAACGGAACTCTTTGTCCATTTAATAATATATTTTCCCCATCTACAAACACAGGGTCTTTAGAAAAGATATACGCATCATTTTTACCATTATTTTCAAACATAATAGCAAACTTATCTTGTGGTACATATTCATCAGTAATTACAAACTTTCCGTTATCTATTGTAAGGTATTTCATCATTCGTTCTCCTTCCAGTTGATATTTAAACCAATGGCATTCAAATACTCAGGTAAGCTATGAAGAGAGCTGTTGTCGTCTACTTGCATAGCATATAAGTCTGCATCATTTAATAATCCAGTTAAATGTGCTGTAAGTTGCACGTCCATCTTTGTTGCTTTCTTACTATGGATTGATTGTGCATCTCTTTTTGATTTAGACTTTTCTTCTGGTATACCTTTTGTAGTAAGAGTAACTTCCGATATAGAACTATTTTGATATTCTGGGTCGTGTATATCTCTGATAGTATAAACGCTTCCTACTAAATGTTTATCAGTAAGAGGTCTAATTCTATTACCATCTCTATCACATACCCAAATAGTCTGTTCTTCATATCCCCATTTACTTAAAATACGCATAGCTTGTGCTCCACTTTCCATATCTATTCTTTGCTCATATGGCATTATAGCTATTGGTATTGCAGGATAGTTCATTAAAATAGTATCTATATCTTTATCTGAAAATGATTTATGTGCTTTTTCTAAATCAAATATGTTAAGTACTTCTCTATAATCAGATATAAGTCTTTTCTTTTCTTCTTTATCTGTTAATGTCTTATATTTTCTAGTCAAATACATACTCATTCCTGTAAGCCATTGTTCCCATAACACTCCTGTAATACTTCTTGCTATGTGAGCACTTACTGAGAATACCATATCTATTGGTGTTCCGTCTTCTGCCACTAGATATCCTCCATAGAATGAGTTTTGACTTGTAGCTTTACATCCGTGTTCATTACTGAATTTACATCCAATAGCACCAAAATCATACGTAACTATTTCCATTCTGATAAAAGGGCACGTTAAAGCTTTCTTCTCTGTACGGAATTTGCTTATACTAAAGTTCTCATAAAATGCTATAACTTTATTATCACAATTACTTCTATCATATAATACATATGGTCTTAATGCATTAGCTACTTTTTGTCTAAATTCTAAATATTCTAATCTATATCTTTCTAAAATAGGGTCGTTTTCTATTGGTTCGTTAGCAGTAACTTCAAAGTATCCAATATAGCTATTTGGTTCTACTATAATTTGGCTATCTTCCAAACCTACAGGAGTGTCTGTAGATTGTGAAATACTACTAACTGTTTCTTCGTCTTCCACTATTTTAAATATTACTGGTGTTTTTAATAACTTTCCTAATTCTGGTATCTTATCTGGAAAGTCTGATTTTATTATTTTATTTTCTAATGCTATATTTACAGTCTTCATTTTGATAGTTCCTAGCTTTGCGAGAGCTGAGTCAGATAGCTTGGCAGCGTCATCAACTGTATCTTTATCAATAGTATTTATCATTACCAAATTTACTCCATACTTCACTATATCCATAGTAGGGTCATATTGGTCTGGATATTCAATACAGAAGTTATCATCGTCATCAGAAATATCATATTCAACTCCTATTTCTAATGCATCTAAATCTGTTCTTTGTATACAGCAAATTCCATTTGTATTTATATATCCATTACTATCCATCAGATATATTCTATCATTTAATTTATAAATGTATATCTTACGATATTGATACACTATCTTATGAAGAAGTGTTATTTTACCTCTAGCTTTATGTATACAACTACTTCTACTAAGCATATCTCCATATAATGCAGAAGATAGTATTGGAACTTCTGCTTTAAGTGGCATTACCATATTATCAAATTGATTGACAAACATATCAACTCTCATACTATGGTCTTTATCAGCCAATGGAGATAATAATTTCGTAGTTTGATATTTAGCTAATTTTGTTTTAGACATATCTATTCTACGTCTCTTTTTAAATGGAGCTTCGACTGGAGGTTCTGATACCGTCGGTATATTCCTCACTATCTTTTTAACAGTCCTCATTTCTCTCATTTCTTTCTCCACTCTGTTAATGTCATCGAACGTTACTTCCCATTCATCTGGTTTAAATTTCATTTCCTTTCCTCCTTTTTAAATTGTAGTATACACTTCTTTCATTAGTTTGATTAAATAGGTATTATCAATACCTTTTATAAGTTGTTCTTCACTAGCATTCATAATCTTAGAATATGTAGCTAACGATTTTATATATGATTTGGTATTACTATTGATAACATCAGACATAAGTCTACATAGATATTCATATGCCTTATGGTTCTTATCAATAGTTCCTCCTCTTACAGATATACCTTTATCATTTTTATATAATATTATTTTATTATTAGATGTATCAGAAACAGTAAACTCTAACATATAATAATACGTATTCTTCTTTTTAAACTTTATATAATCTCCAAACTTAGAATACTTTGGTTTACTGTTATATAGAAATATAGCATCTCTTGCTATTTCTAATATATTTGCATCTTTAAGTTTATTTTCTTCTATAAACATATTTGTATACTTCTTTAAATACTCTTCAAATTTCTCTGATAGATTGAATTCAGAAGCTAAATCTCTCATTAAGCAACCTATCGTTATATTTCTAGCCTTTCTGTCAGCTTCTTTTAAATTTATATATGTCTCTTCAGATATAAGACCCTCCTCCGCCAGTATACTTACGTTAGCAGTGACCATGTCCCATTCTGTGATATTACCTTTATATGTTTTTATTTTCATTATATTTCCTCCAGTATCAACAGAATAAACATTTTCTCTTGTTGAACAACTAAGTGTCAAGGTAACTTAAGTACCTCCTGAAATATTTAATAGATTTGGAAAAATTATAATAAGCAAACGGGTTTTTACTGCGGTTTGCTTCTACTGTTAGTTAATGTCTTAGAAATGCATAGTTAGAAGAAGATTTAAAATTTTAGATTTCATATTAGAATACCTGAAGATTTCTTTTTTTTTTTGGTATTAAGTTATCTTGACGACAATAAATATGTCACGAGCAATCCTTTTAAATGTATATAATCCCCTTATTCAATTAAGGGGATTGCATTTAATTACGCCGTACAAAAATGCGATAGGTAACTCTGCATTACATGAGTTACCTTTCAACATAATTATAAGTACGTCCTTGAAGCATGTCTCTGACAACGTGATATTTTAACCCGACTACATCTGCTATTTGATTTAAAGTGTAGCCTTTATCTCTAAGGTCCAATATTTGTTTTATTGTATCTTCCTCTAAATAAGGTAGGTTTTTTATTAACCGTTGTGCGTGTGCAACGTTTTCCCGTTGTGATATGTATTCAAGATTTGAAAGTGCACTATTAGTCTTATCACCATCTATATGATTTATAATCACACCTGGGTCTTGTTTACCTACAAACGTATGCATCACTACTAAGTGTATCTTAGCCATAACTTTCTCAGCTCTATCACTCATAAGATCTACTCTCAGATATCCTTTTCCATCTCCGAATTTTTTTAATGGAACATCAGAACCTTTTCTATATATGTTTCCATCTTCATCGACTTCATATTTATTAAATATTTGGCCCTTGAGTATAACTGTCTTTCTCATACTCAATCATCTCCTTTAAATTAATTACAAAGATGATTGTCAATTATAGGGAATTATGCACTTTTGATATTTTGAAGTTTTTGAATGTCTGCTTCTGTGAGGATGTCTTCGTCTTCTACCTTTGTATCGACATTAAGTAATTTGTATACTGCTAAATAAGAACCTTCTATCAAGTTAAATGATTCGTTAAATGTACCTGATATTGGGTTGTAAGTTCCTCTCTTTGGATTAAGAGCGAAATATGTAGGAAGTATAGATTTTCTTGCTATATTAAATAGTCCTTTTGTGTCTCCGTCAAAATCTCCATAGTCTGCTGCATCTACAGTAATGGCATTAAATCTAAGCACTTGTTCTCTATCATTTGTAAGTGCTATGATTTCTTCTGAGTTTTGACTGAACATATATATACAAGGTGGTCTGTAGGATAATATAAAGTTTTTCTTATCCTTTCTTAAGTCTATTAATACCTTAGTCATAAGCTTACAATCAAACTCATTCGGTATATTAGACCTCATTCTATTAATAGATTCAGGCGTCACTCCATATCTATCGTAATATTCTCTAAATGGACCGATAGTTATTTCTCCAAATATTCTATAAGGAATAGTACACACGTCTAATCTACTATTGAATGTAAGACCCTCTATAATACATCTACAACTATTATTCATTCTCTTACTAACAGTCTTACCTCTAATCAGAGATTCTTTACCATCTCCAATTTCATCCATAATGACATTCATTATCTGTTCAAATTTCTCACTTATATTCTGTAAATATATCTTCTTCTTATTCTGCGAAGCATATTCACTTATGTTATTTAGTTTGTTTATATTGTCACTGATGATAATATAATACTTATTTAACTCATGTGTTCTTACATCTGCTTTACCACTAATACTTTCTACAACTTGGTAATGTCTAAAGTCTTTTGATATAACTGGTATTGCATTAGTCATTGCTTGGTTTATAGTCGTCATAAAGAAATTCTTCATTTCTGGCTCTACATATGCTTCTATAAACTGTACTAAGTTATTTCTATCTTGTAATTCTAGCATATTCCAGGATTTACGCTTAATCCCATCTCTTTTATTGCAATTAAACAAATCCTTCTTAATCTCTTTCTCCGATATAGAAGTCTTCTTTGCATATTTGAAAAAACGTGTAAGCCACGTCGGATTAAACACTTTAAAATTCTTTGATATAATCCAACCTCTCACTTTTTGTACAGGAGTTACTAACGTTCCACAATGTTCACAAGTTCCTCCAGGAGTGCTACTTACAGTTCTTCCACAAGCACAACTACATCTTTTAGCTTGTACTTGCTTAGGGTCGTCTGAACGAAATCCAAACTTATAACTGAATATACTGTCTTTACTTATTAATGAGTCTCTTTCACTATCTATATTATCATAGTTAATGTTAGTATCTATAATAAACCCTTTACCAGATTCCATATCTTTTTTATAAAGCTCTTCCAAGTTTATGGTATCAAAACTCATACCATATTTTATCTTTACACTCTTCTTATTCTCTTCTACTTGTTTAACAGTAGCTTCGTATAGAGCTTTTCTACCTGATGGAATACCAGATAGGGATTCTACCACTGGTGGTAAATAAAAATTCTCAATCATTTTCTTTCCTCCTTTTTGCTTTAATCGTATTCAATAAAACCTAAATACGACCTAATATATATAGTTATCTGGCTAACAAAAAAATAAAGCAGGGAATTTTACATCCCTGCATTATAATTTTATTGTATAAAAAAGTTAGAAAGTATGCTTAATTTTATACGAAGTTCTACTACCAACATATGTAAGCAACGTATTAATACGTTCCAATTCTTTCATACATTCGCTCTTTTCTTTAATAAAGTCGCAATCATATTGAACTCCTTTATCAGAAACTTTAAGAGTCTTATAATATCCAAATAACCTATTATTAAGTCTTCCTCTAGATTTAGCTATAACCACTACTGATACTGTGAAAGGAACTTTAGTTTGTTTAGATAGCTCTGCTAACCTTTCATCTATCATATTTGTAAATGGACTTTTGTAGTTAAATGGAAAATGAAATATAGGAAATTCCTGTAATATTCTTTTATCATTTACTATTTCAATCATATTTACATATGGATAATACGTATTCTTATTATAATTTTCAGCACGTATTATGTTAATAGCATTCATCTTTACTCTATTATCAGTACAGTTTGTTATATCTATTGCTATATTAAACTTTATAGCTTTTGCTGGATAGTTAAGCTTTTGAGCAAACGTATCACAGATGTCATCGTATTCGTATAATATCATTTTCTTCCTCCTATTTATAATACTTTATTCTACTCATATCTAATGGTAATCCAAGTCCAAACATCGTAGCAATAGACGCACAGATGCTTTCGATGGCAACCTCAGATATTTTTACTACTTCTTTTTGCTTAGCTTTAAATTGAGGAGATTCCATTCCGAACTCTTCAAATAAGTTATTTAATTCTTGTTTATATTCAGTTCCTACTGTATCAAATACATAATTAACTATATCTCCTGATTCTATTCCTACAGCCCTGAACACATTAGTATAACGATTACCTTTTCTAACAGAAGCCATGAAACTTTCAAAAGGATTATCACTGTTGAGATTGCTATCACTACCAGAAGAGCTATCATCAGAGGAATCATCAGAACCAGACTCATTGTCGTCACTTGATGCAAATGGATTTTCAGACGAATCTGAGCTAGACTCTCCATTATTCGCTTCGCCGCTGTCTGAGTCTGATGAGAATGGGTTTTCACCATCTGTAGAAGATGTATTCTCATCTCCAGAAGAGGAATCCCCATCATCTGAACCGAATGGATTTGAATCGTCGCCGTCAGAGCTTGATTCATTCTCTCCAGATTCTTGTTCACCTTCTTCAGAGTTTTGATCGTCGCCGAAAGGATTTTCAGTATCACCCTCTCCAGTACCATTATCCCCTTCTTCATTTTGGTCTCCAAAAACATCATCATCTTCTTGCACATAGTCGTTATCCTCTTGTTCGGCTAACTCCTTATCTTCTCCTTGCTTTTCTTTTTCAAGTTTAAGTATATATTTAGCCAAATCCCTAATTTCAGTACTATGCTTTTTAGATAGGTCTTCTATCATATCTGCAATAATACCTGAAGTTATATCTCCGTCTTCTTCTTCAAAAGCAGCTTCTCCAGCATCTTCCATAGAAAATCCTTTTTCAAATCTGTCTTCAGTAGTGCTGAATTTACAATTATGGTCTAATACAAACTTTTCAGAAGCGTAGTCTATATGACTTACAGCTGTTTCTAATACAGGAGTAAGTATATTTCTAGGTCTTCTATCTAGCATATTTCTTATATAATCATAAGTCACTCCTATATTTTCTAATGCAGATGCATTAACTCTTTCATTTGTACCTGGATTTATGTTAGCAATTATACTACCAAATACTCTTGTAGTAAGTTTATCTCTAAGTTGTAACATATCCAAATCTACACTAATATTATTCATTATAATATCCTCCTTATAAACTATTTATAAAATCTTTATCTTGTAACAGGCTTTTTAATACTATTGTATTAATACCTGGTGTGATACTTGCAACCATAGCAAATATTTTCTTATCTTCTATAACTCTAGCGATAAGTTCCTCATTAGTTTCGCATTCTTTTCTAATAGAACGTATATAATCCTTTGTGTTCTGTAACATCTTCTTCTCCTTCATCTACTATTAAATATTTACTTACTAAATCAGTACATATTTTATTTCCCTTAGTGATAAGTAGTAATACTTTATTTTGTGCATCTCTCTTAGTATATGTTCTTTCATTCATATTCGCCATGTTCTTTATATCTTCCGCAGACCATTCTTGTAATACTTTTTGCGTACGCTTAAGTAATGCTAATAACTCTGATTCTCTATTCTTACATAACATTTGCTGTCTATCAAATATTTTACGCATGTGTTTTACATGTTGTTCAAATGTCAATTTATGTATTCTTCTGTATTTTTCACATATCATATATGTATAATATTTTGCACTACGTTGTATATTCCATTCCATATACGCATTTATTTGGTCAGTATAATAAATAAATAGCTCAACTCTTTCGTTATCAGATAAGACTTTAAAGCAGTCAGTATCAGCTATATTCCAAGCATCATCTAAACACACTCTAAACTCTGGCTCAAATAAGATATCATTGTGTATTTTTATCATATTATCTACGTCGTTTATACTCATATCATGTATCTGCTCATTCTTATATAATGTTTGTAACCTTTTATTAAATTCTTTCTTGAACTTTCTAGCGGTTTCGTTTGTAGGTCTTTTATATGCATGAAGAACGATTACATAGGGACTTATTATAACAGTATCTTTAAGAATACTTCTATTATATACATCCACAAATACTTTCTTCATAAGTTCCATATTTACCATAGCTACAGCTCCAGAAGCCATTGTACGTGGTCTGGAGTCAGTAAATGGTGCTCCATATAAAACTATCTTTATACCTTTATTTAGATTTATATCTGTAAATTTCTTTTTTATTTCTAGTGGAACAGACACTTCCTCAGCATAATCACGGGAAGTGTCTCTATTCTTATATTTTGCTTTAGACGCCATATAATCAATCCTTTATATCATTTTATAGTTTCCTGAATTCATTCTCAATGATGACATATAATCACGCATAGATGCTCTAAAGCTTCCATATCCATTTCCTATAGTATTAAAGAAAGATTCTACAGCAGCTTCTGCGAAGAATGCGAATAATCCTTTTGGCATCTTTGAGAACACAGTATTTTGTCCACACATTGTAGCCAACATATTAAACGAACTCATCGGATTCCACATAGCTCCTAAGAAGTATGAAGAGTTTGTTTTTATACTCCAATACTTATTAAAATCTGGCATTGTAGATTGCGTATATATAGGGTCTATTTGTAGTGTTATATCTAATTCTGTAGGCACTCCAAATGTAGTTTGGAATGTATTATCAGTCTTAACACTCATATTGCTTATTACAGCTCTAGGACAGTTTATAACTCCTTTAGAGAATGCTGCACAGTATAATGCAGATGTAGGAATTATTAATGTTTGTCTAGGCATATTAGCAGGGTATACATATGGTAATAATAATGCTAGTGTAAAGTGAAGTCTAGCAAGACTATATCTATCTGAAGAAAGAGCCATATCTCTAATACTTACAGAATAGCTGAAGTTACTTCCGCTTCCTTGTTGTACCTTAGGAATGTATAAGTTTGATATAAGAAGTCCTCCTAATACATTTCCATTATTATGATAAGCCCATTCATTAGTCATTTCTGCGACTAAGTCCATATTATCACCCATTTCCGCAACTCCAGTTTGTCCATTAGCATTTGCTCCGTCTCCAGTAGCTGCTCCATCTCCAGCTGGTGCTGCAGCCTGTCCTCCGAATTTATTAAGAAACGAACTTGCAGCTCCTAGTATACCGGATTTCATTCCTTTCTTAGCTCCGACGATACTATTTTCAGCTATTTTAGAAACTCCTGTTTCTATACTCCAGCTGTAGTTTCTGTCAATAGGTCCATTACAGTAGAATACAGTATAAGGAGCAGTCTTTAAGTAATAATCATCTTTATCGGCATTCATTACATATTGAATAAGCGTAAGCATAGAAGCATCGTGCATTGCTCTAGTGGCATGCATAAAGTCTTCGTCTTGAGATGTATTAGATAACGAGTTACTCAAGCTGTCATTAAATAACACATTTCCGGCATTTTTAAGCTTGTCACCCCATCCAGTTAGTGTTCCTTCTAATTTATCAGAAACATTTAACACAGCATCTGCAGCACCACCTAATAATGAGCTATATTTACTCTTTTTATCACTACCACTAGCAGCTTTTTCTTCAGCTGCATTCTTCCTCATAGCTTCTTCAAACTCAGCTAATTCACTTTCTTCTTCGCTATCAGAAGCCATATTTTGTAATATAACATTCATATCATTAGTAGCATATACGTTATTAACTAAATAATCTGGTAAAAATCTTTTCATATTTTCTTTAGCTTCAGGATTCTTAAATCCTCCAAACATATTGGTATTAAAGTTTTCTATTCCAAGAGAATAAAATATAGCTTTAGCATGTGCTTGAACATTACGCCAATATCTTTTTGCAGCTATCTTTGCTGTAAATCCGTATGATGCTAAGTTAAGTCTTTCTTCTACGCTATCTATAGTCTTTACTATCGAAGAATATCCTCCAGAGAAGAAACCTCCAGTAGCTCCAGATAAAGCATATCCAATAGTATCTGTAATATTAGGACGTAATTCTATTGGCATAAGAACTAAGAACTGTCCTCTTTCTAATACTCTCTTAGTATAATCTCTTCCACATCTTCCAAGTTCCCAACTATTTATAGTTCCAGAAAGCTCACTATTATGAAATAAAGGAGGAGGGTCTACTACATTATCAGCCATATAAGGAAGTCCCACTATACCAGATATAGCATGTAAATCTATAGCAACGTCTACAGCAGCAGATACTTCATCAGAGTCTTTATTAACAACTCCAGCACTTTTAATAGAAGCCAATACTGCATCATTAACTTTACCATCTCCTATCATACCAGCAGCAGCTGCAAATGATAAATCATCTGGTACGTGTTCTAGCATACGTCGATTAGCGGCTTGTTTAACTTCATCAGTCCTACGATACGCATTCTGCTTTTTAATAGCTGCAAGTCTTTCGTCAACGTTTCTATCTAATAGTTCTGCGTTTGTACTACCAATTCCATTAATAGCTGCTAAACTATCTGCAACAGCCTCTTGCTTTGCACTATTAGACTTACTAGAATCTTTAGGAGGGGCTTTATCCGCCCCTACATTTCTACCATTCTTTTTATTATCATTGTAATTAGAGTTACTTTTCGATTTACCCTTACCTTTACCTTTGCCCTTTCCTTTCTTACTATTTCCTTTCGGAAATGTAGTCTTCTTATTTACGGGACTACCAGAACCGGTTATATCATTTTCTATAAGCATTCATTACCTCCTTTATCTACCAGCAGTCGAAGCTGCATCTCTCATTGTACTTGTATTATTGCTCTTTACTACATCTATAAGTTTATTTATAGATTTGTATATTTGGTCTAATCCTACTACTATAGCTTGTGTTTGATTAGCAGCTCCTTTAGTTAATGCTTCCATAATCGCACTAGCTTCACTACCAGATTTAGTATTAGAAGATTGTGATTTAATCGGAGCATCATAGACAGCAGTTCTATCCGAACCACTTCTAGTAGCTGGAGTTACTGGTTTCTTTGGTTCTTCTTTATAAGTTCCAGCTGCTTTATTCTGTACTGATACAGAATTAGGCATTTGTACTTTACCATCTGCACCTATCTTTACATTACTATTTTGTGCTGTTTGTGATCCCATTTTAACTTTACCATCTTCACCTATAGTAAACCCAGCTGGTAATGTACTGCTAGATTTCACTGTAGTTGCAGCTGCTTTATTAGTAGATGCAGCATCAGATGTCTTACCAGCAGATATTCCGCCTTTGGTTCTATTCCATAGACTGTCAGATTGATTACCAGCTGTGAGTATATTAGTAGTTGCAGCAGCAGTAGTTGCTGCTTTTGTATCTGTAGTAGTTGTTGTAGCTGATGTAGTAGTATTAGCTGTAGTTGTAGGTGCTGAGACACCTCCGTTTAATTCTACTGCATTACCTTTTCTAACATCTCCTATTATTTTACCTGCTTTCATACCTTCTTTTTTCAATATAAAAGCAAATAATCTATTCTTTTGCTCTTCAGACATTTCTGATAAAAATGGGTCTGCTCCAACAGCAGCAACTGCTTGTTGTCCGTATTGAGCTGGGTCATTTCCACCGTGTCCTTTTGGAGCATATCTATAGAACATAGTTGAAACTCTATTGAACTTAGGGTCCGCATAATAATTTTTATTACCAACTACGTTTTTAACCATCGCTCTATATCCAGCTGCTTCAGAAGCGAATATTGCGAATTTTCCACCATACATATTATCAGCTTCTCCTATATAGCCACCTAACACATTCTTAACATAATTTCTACTCTTATCACTAGATATTATAATATTACCTGGGTTGTTATATCTCCAGTTAGCATTTCCTCCAACTTTTGTATAAGTACTTCCATCTATTCTAGTATATACTGCTGCTATCTTACCGTCTATCTTTGTTACTTGAACGCTAACTGCAACGTCGTCTGTTAATGTATATTTACCTAGAGAAACACTTCCAATTCCTCCAGTGTAACCAGATGTTCCATATTGATTATTA